TTTTCGGGCATCGCGTCGAGGGCATCGATGAGATCGCGCAAGAACCGCTGCCCGCGCTTGCCGCGCAAGGATGACGCTACCTGACCGCGCCATCGTCCGAGCTCAAGCTCGTCGCCGCAGAAGTCGTGGGCGTATCCGCTTCTCATGCTTCCTCCTCCAGTTCGTGCCCGTGTCTCATTCCTCGCTCCTCGCCTAGCCCGACCGCGACCGCGCCCGCGACCGCGAACGCGATCCCAAACACGACCACGACACCGACCACGACCATGGCCCCGACCGCGACCCCAAACACGACCGCGACACCGACCGCGAGTTCGAGCGTTGCTTGCTCCTCTTGGTCCCCATGTGCGTCTTCCTTCCGTCGGCTTCCCTCGTCAGGGCCGGGGGAGCCACCCGCCGACCGACGGCCCGCGTTGGGCCGTTTCGGGATCCGCTCTAGCGTCCGTCACCCCACGACTCGATCGCGTGGAGCATGACCCGCAACACGCCGGGGTACGGTTGCGCGTCCTGGTACTCGCTGCTCGACAGCGGGCCCGTCTCGTACACGACCGACGCGTCCGAAAGCTCGATGTGGTCGTCGTTCACGCCCGTCAAGGTGCCGGCGTAAATGTACACGCCGCACCACACCTGGATCTGTGCACCGAGCATCGACTCGAAACCCGACTCGCCCGTGACCTCTACGATGCGCTTCATGCATCCTCCTCCGTTTTCTTGGGGCCGAGCCCTATCGCCCGGCCCCGTCTAGGTCGTCCAGTAACCGACAAAGGTGTCGTCTTGCTCGTAAACCGCGACAGCGTACGTCCCGAGCGGCCGACCGAGGGGGTTGTCTTGGACGACGTACTTCCATTCGGGGTCGGCGGACTGTAACTCGGCCGCCATGTCCCTGGCCCGGTCCAGCCCCATCGCGAGCGGGTCACGCTCATTCAGCATCTTCGGCCGCACCGCTGACTCCTTCCTTCCGCTTTTCACTGGCTGTTCGCGTCGGTGAGCTTTATGGCGTCTCCTAGAAGCGCCCGCCTTTGTCGAGCTGCGAACAATGATCGCACAGTCGTCCGTGGCCGCGGTGGGTGCCTCTGATGGAGGCCACGCTATGCTCCGTCCCGGTTGTGGGCGCCTTGTCCGCCCTGTCGCTTGTGGATTTCCTGCTTGATGTAGAATTCAGCCTTGCGAAGGTCCTCGAGACCGCCGTCGCCGTGTTTGTGGTCGGCTCGCCAGATGTACTTGAGCGCGTTGCCCAGATTGAAGCTGAAGTGCTGCGAGATTTCGATGCACTCGACACCGCTCGGGTGCTTGCGGTAGTGCGGCGGCTTGTACACCACGTTCTTCTGGCGGCGGTACTCCTCAGTCATTGCGTCGGACATCTTTGAACCTTTCCTTGAGAATGCGCTCAAGCAGGTGCGAGACCGGAACGCCTTCGGCCTTGGCTCGCCTGACGAGCTCGGCCGCTGTTTCGACGCTGAGCGAGAAACTCTTGGCGACCCTCATATCATACCGCCTGCTCTAGGAGCGCGAACCACCAGCTCGCAGAAATTTCTTGTTTCTCTTGGCCGCGCCGGCAGACGCTCACAACGCCTCCGAGTCGAACGGCACGGTCCAGCCGTGGTCGTCCGTCGAGGTCTTTTCGATGGTCCGGCGGGTGCAGAGAGGGCAGTCTGCCTGGCCGACGCGGACCATTCCGAGTGCTCCGTCGAAGCGGTTTTGGACATTCTTCGGTCGGTTGCATTTCGCTTCTCCGTTCAGGCCGCGGCAGCGCCAGCCGCGCGCGGTCTCGATTGCGTCGACCTTGCCGGATCCACCACAGATTTCGCACATCATGCATCCTTCTCCATTAGAACGAGTACCCGATGGTGAGGCCGAACATGCCATCGTCGCCCGGTGCGGAGTCGTAGAGGACACCGAGGGTCCAGTCGGAGCTGTTGAAGAAATCAACGCCGACGACGATGCCGACCTTCGTCTCGATGTCCCCGTCGGTGTGGTACCGGCCGGATCCCGAGAACGGGGTCGTGTAACGGTACTCCTGGGTCGCCTGCTCGCCGTAGAGACTCATTCCGAGGACGAGCGCGACCTGGTCGAGCGGCTGGTAGGTCACGCCGCCCGCTGCACCGATCGCGAAAGCGGAGTCATCGGAGCGAGTCGAGGCCGCACTCTCCGGGCCGGGGACGAACGGACCGGTGTCCTTGCCGAATTCGTCGGTGGAGGTCGGAGTCCCGCCCGCGCCGAGCGAGGCGAAGAAGCCGACCTTGTCCTTCTCGAAGGTCGCGTAGCGGCCTTGGAGAATCGCGTTGTCGCCGTCCGTCAGGACGCCGAGCGAGGCGGCGCGGCGATCCTGGGCGGCGCAGCCGACGGACACGAGGAGCGTGAGGATTGCGAGGTACTTCATGGTTTCATCCTTCCAAGGCCTCGGCGATGATGCCGCCGGCCTGTGCATTCGTTGCGTAGAAAAGTTCCGGGTACGTCAGATTGAAGAAGTTGCAGAAGGCCTGCCCGTAGCGCTGGCCCTTGAAAACTCCACAGGAAAATTTGAAGCAGAACGTCCCGAGCCCCTGTGGGGTTGCGACGCGCCGGAGCGCGATCTTGTACAGGTCGTTTCGGTGGAGGGGGCCAACGCCCTGCCGTTGCGGGTACCCCGCGGTGATCCACGCGATGACCGTCTCGACGGTCCAGTCGTACGGCGTGATGTCTGCGACCGCTATGTCCCCGTTGGGCAGCGTGACCTCGTGAAACGCCTTGGAGCAGTCTTCGTCGCCCACGTCGGAGATCCTGATGGTGTGGCCGTCGTAGAACGCCTCGACGTGTTTCATCGGTTGACTCTTTCGTAGAAGGCACGCTCGCTCTTGTCCACCCGAAGCCACTTGAGCGCCTCGGACTTGGAGAGCTTGCGGCAGGTGCAGTCCTTGACGTAGCGGCCGTTCCCGAGCGGCGAGGGCACGTGGGGACGTCCGCAGGCGCTACAGCGAGGCGGCATGTGTGATCCTTTCTCTATACCTCGTAGGCGGTGTCTTGTCGTTGGCCCACTTGTGACGCAGGCAGGCCCAGTAGTTGTCGAAAACATCCCCTTCGCTTTGCCCGGAGCAGTCGACGAAGGGCGTGCGCGAGCCTTCCGGGATGAACAGGCCGCCGCGAACGGCGGCCAGAAAGTGGTTCGAGCACTTGTGCGTCCGCAGGTATCGGCGCGAGTACTCCGACAGCAGGGCGTGGAAGTGAAGCACGGTCCACCAGTAGTTGCCCCGCGTCTCTCTGACCCACCGGGAGCACGGGTGGTTGACGTGGGTGGGCTTGTAGAAGCCTTCCCCGCCGTGCTCCGTGATGGCGGTGGACAGCATCTGGGCCGTCTCGAGCACCATCTTGACGACGCGCTTGTCGTCCAAGACCTTGGCGCAGGAGAAGGCGCTGCCGCTGGTGACGAAAATGTTCACTGCATCTCCTTGTTGATGCGCTCGCCGAAATCCGCCGCGGACTCGCCCTCGCACCGGACGAACGAGACGGTGACCTTGTGGGTGTCCACCGTGACGTGGTCTCCAGCGTAGATCTTCGAACGGATCATGGCGATTTCGGTCTCGCGTTTCAGGTCGGCTTGCTCGAGCAGCGCCTGCAGCCGGCGGCGCTCCTTGATGTCTTCGAGCGCGGCGATGACCTTCGAGCCGACGGCGGCGCTCTTGGTGAAGTAGCGCGTATTCTCGACCCACTCGTTGAAGCGGTTCCGTCGCGTCGACTTCCAAGAGACGGTGAAGCGGTGGCAGTCCGAGTTTTCGCGACTCGCCGGGTTGGGTTCCGGCCGGTTGAAGTGGTAGTTACTCCAGCCGTAGTGGAACGTCTCGCCGACCCGGATCTCCTCACCAGTCTCCGGATCCCGGAAGACGACCAGGATGGTCTTGCCGCTTTGGTCCTCCACCTTCCACCCGGTCGGGCAGGCGTTCTGGATGATCTGTTCTGAGATGGTCATTAGGCCTCCAGCAGGAGCATGAGGATGTAAAATTCGGCCTCTGACAGACGAGTCACGTGTCCTCCTAATACTACCACTATTCTCCGAGAAAGTTCAGGATCCCGACGAGCCTTTTGTTGACCTCCGTGAGATCCCCCACGTTGGACCAGTTGATCCGGCCGCGGTCCATTATTTGACCCTCACTTCGTATCCGTCGGCTTCGTAGCGGCGCGCCGCGGCCTTGATTTCTTCCAGGTCCGCGAAGTCCGCGGGGTCGACGGTTACGATCTTGTCGCGGCGCTTGTTGAGGGTCTCGTCGCGCCCCATTCGTTCCGCCTTCCTACTGGCTCGCCGCTTGTACGGCGCGGCCGCCCCAGACGAACAGGCCCACGATCGGACCGCCGAAAACGGTGATGAGTAGGATCGTACGGGTGTCGATGAAGTCACGTACGCAGCGCACTACTATCCTCCCTTTGCCTTGATCAGCGCGTCTTGCGCCTTGATGGCTTCCTTGCTGTCCGGCCCGTGCTCGCGCAGGGCTTCCAGGTAGGCGGCTTGCAACTGTTTGATGTTCATGGGGGAGGTACTGCAACTAGCGTGCCATACTAGTACAAAAAGCTAAGCCTAAACCAGGTCAGGGCTTAGGCGTCTGACAATCTGGGGCAGGTGGTAAAAATGGGGCACTACCAGGTAAAAACGTGAGGTACTTTTTACCTGGTGCGAACGAAAGAATGGGCCCGAGGATTTGAATCCCCTCGGGCCCTGGCCGCACTTATCCCGACTCGACCGGACGCCCGTGCAAAACGTCGGCCCTCCCCGCGGGAGCCGGGTCCATGACGGTCCTGCGTCAAAGGTGAGCGAGGAGCCACTCCTCAAAGACACTCACGGGGACGTACATCCCGGTGAACGTGAGCGTGTCGAAGCCGTTCCCGAGCCCGGAGACGAGAATGCCGATCACGGTGCCGTCGTCGCGGAACACCGGCCCGCCGGAGCAGCCGGGCGATGCCTGGAACGTGGCCACGCCGTCGTGGCACTGGAGTCCCTGGGACGTCCGGAGGTTCGCATCGCACGACGGGTATCCCGAGTGGGCAACGAGCTCCCCGTACAGAGGACGGTAGCCGGCGAACGGGAGGACCCGGACTGGCTCCGTCGAGAAGAAATCCAGGACGGCCACGTCGCGTTGCGGATGGAGCGCAAGCACTGTGCCCCCGGTCAACCGTTCGTCACGAGAGGTCGCGATCCAGGGATGCTGCCGCTGGTCGAGGACGTGCTGTGGGACGTCCGGGCCCACCTCCGCGACGTGCCGGGCTGTGACCATGAGGATACGGTAGCCCGCGCCGACCTTCTGGCATCGAGCGACCCAGCCGGTGCCGCACCAGAGGCCGTTCTCGAGACGGAACGCCTGGTCGACGTTCTCCCAGAGGAAGGACTCCGGATGCTCGAGACTCGCGAGGCGGGCCTCGTAGCCGGTGACGATCTCGGACACCCAGTTGTAGCCCGCGGCGAAGGTCCCACCGATGATGAAGAGGAACGAGCCGATGACGAGCGCCCTTGTCAGGCGGCTCATTGCCTCTTCTTCCGGTTGGTCGCGATGTTCGAGGCGACTTCCGTGCCGGTCACGACGGCCGCGCCAGCGGCGCCGAATCCGAGGAGGGTAAGGATCGTCTTGACGACGTCCGCGGACTTCTCTGCGTCGGAGTCGTCCTTCTCGGTCGTGACGATGTCATCGGCGGTGCCGAGGACTCCGTCTGGGCCGGGCAAAACGACTTGCCGTTCCGGGCGCTCGAAGAAGGCGCAGCCGGCGACGAACGCGAGGACGAGCGCGAGGATGGTGGTTCTCATTGCGCAGCTCCCTTCTTCGCGTTGCGGCGACGGACGAGCAGGTAGCCCAGTTCGGCGACGGCGAGGAACACGCCGACGCCCGCCGCGAGGACTTCCGGGTCGAGGTTGAGTCCGAGCGCGGCGATGATCGGACCGATGGTCTGGATCGTGACCTTTCGCTTGTACTCGGGACTTTGGATCGGCACCTTCCGCGGCGCCGGAGCTTGGTCGGCCACTACTCGGCCTCCTTTCTGAGGTCGCGCATGTATACGTCGACCTCGGCTTGCACGGAGATATCGACCCCGTCAGCGGCGCACATGAGCGCACACGCGACGCGGGCGAATCCCTCCGCAACTTCTTCAAGATCGTCTGAGGTGAACCACGCCACCTCGAGATCCTTCACTTCATCCAGGAATTCGTGCATGACTTCGTCGGGCGTCTTGTCGTTGCCGAAGAAGGCGGCAATGCTCTTCTGGGTTTCAGGCCTTAGACGGACCACGTCGACTCCATCCCGAGCAGTTTGTCCCAAGCCGCGCGGCATTCGCTTAGGCTCGGGAGCTCGTAAGCGTACGGCTTCTTCTTCGGAACCGGCTCGCCGTTGACCCGTACGGTTGTCGCAGCGAGCTGGACGGTGCTGACTTTTCGCGCGAGCACGCGTTCGAGGAACCTGTTCATCGCGAAAGTCGTCGTGCCGGTGCGCTTACTTTGTGCACGGACGTGCTCGTGGAAGTCCGACTTGAGTGTGTCCACGGGGACGTTCTCAGGCCAGCCGTCGTCGTCATCGTCGAACACATAGCCCCGCTCGAGCTTCTCATACCACCAGGCGTGGAGCGGGTCGAGCGACCGCATCTTCTGCTCACGGAGCGCACTGGTCTGCGGGATCGAATCCACCTCGAAGCCGGTCAGATCGAGGGACTGCAGGTAGAACAGCAGGTGCTCCCGGCCGCCGTTGTTCAGGTCGTCGATGATCCGGCGGAAGTACATGCGGTCTTGCTTGTTGCCGTCGGCGACCTCGAGCACGAAGAAGCGACGGTCGTCCGCATCCGCCGGCACGATCCAATCCTCGTTGGAGGCCATGATGATATGTAGGTGGTTCGGCGTGATCTCCGCGTCGTGGTATTTCGCCTCGATGTCCAAGGTGGACTCGGTCACGATCCGCTTTAGCGCCGCGGCGTGCTGCTTGTCTCCGGCGAAGAACGCCTCGTCGGCGAACAGGACGACGCAGTCCTGCAGGTGAAGATTGTGCTTGCCGGTAACGCGCGACGCATCGGACACGTGCTTGAAGTGGGGCCCGAAGAGGGAGCCGAATTCCCGGGCGGCGATGCCTTTTCCAGTTCCTTGTCCGCCGCGGAGTACGACCGCGGAGTACCCGGGCAGGTCGGGATTCTGAACGGCGCGAGCCATCCACTTGACGAGGTACCCGAAGTGGGTCTTGTTGCCGCCGCAGACATTCTCAAGCAGGTGGTCGAGGTAGCGCTGATGCTTACCAGTCTCGCCCGGATCCGGCGGCAGGGCCTCGCACGCGAAGCCGCGCCAGAGGTTGAGCGAGTTCTTCGGATCCCGCGCGGGCGAGAAGACCATTTGCTGGTACTGCCTCCGCTCGGGGTGAGTGAGCCACCAGTCGCCCAGGCCGACCGTTCGCGTCCGGTCGCCGTTCCGGATCTCGATCCGCTGGTTCATCATCATCTTCTTGAAGTCCTCGAAGGTAAACCGCTGCGGCTTCATGTGGCCCGTGACGGGGTCCTCCACGAACCGGACGATGCGGACACGCCCGCCGAGGTTTTCGATGACCGCGAACTCGTCGTTGAGGTCGAGTAGGTGCGGGTCCACGGCCATCGTCCGAGCCCGTTCGATCTGGTTGAGCGCGTAGCGCTCCGTGCTCGAGCCCTTTTCGAGGACAGACTCCGAGATCTTGAGCTCGGGGTCGGTGATGACCGAGTAGATGACCTCGTCGGAGATTTCCTTGCGGACCATTTCGCACACGACGGCGAAGAGCGCCTCGGACCGGGACGGGTACTTGTACTCATCGATGGGGTCCTTGCCGTGGAGGATGACGAGCTTGCACCACTCGGCGATCGGCAGGTCCTCGAGCTCGTCCTCACTCAGACGCCGGATGTTACCCGAGATCTCAATCTTCGGCTTGGGCACCGCGTTCGTGGCGACCGGGTGGGCTTTCTGGAAGGAATCGACGGGATAGATGAGCTCGGGGTTCCACTGCACGACGCGCGCCTCGGCCGGCTCGCGGCCGCGCTTCTTCTTCCGCGCGTTGGGCCAATTCGTGGTGCTCGGCAGCCGGAGGATCCGGTCGACATTGTGGCAGTTGTCGGCACCGAGCACGCGCTCGAGGCGGAGGTTGTATAGCTTCGCGTCCTCCGCGGCGTCGAGGTTTCCGTCCACGGGGATCGCCTGTTCGAGCTTCCACAGCAGGTTGTAGCCGCCGCCGGAGAAGATGATGCCGGTCGGCGTGGGGATTCCTGTCGGCAGCTCGTTGATGAGCGTCTCGATCCGGGCTTGCTCGCTCTCGAGATCCTCGCCGGCTCGCGGGTCGAGATCCACGTGAAAGTACTCGACGGCGGCGATATCCTCGCGCCGCGCCTTTTTGTTGATGCTGCGGAGCGTCGGATTGAGCGAGTAGTACAGATTCCAACCCACGTATTTCTCGACAAACGCCTGCACAGACTCGCGCGACGAGAGCGTTTCCGTGACGAGCTGCCCCTCGGTTTCTGGGTTGATCGCCACCAGCACCCACGGGCCTCCGGGCCGCAGTCGCTCGAGGAAAGTATCAGGGGACAATGGTCACCGCCTCAATCAGTTTGGTTGCGCTCAAGCGTTTGGTCCACACCTGCGTCGCCACTTCATAAAGTTCCGCTCGAGTCGAGCGGCCGAGCTTGTCCGCCGCAGTTGGTGCATCGAACAACAACCATTCTACTCCAACCTTCAAGAGAACGAACGCCCTTCCTCCGGCTTTCCACCGGCGGATGAGCCAGAGCCGCTGCTGCCGTGTGAAGTGCTCAAGGCGAAGCGGGGTCTCCGGCTTCTTCGGCCACGTTCGAGCCCACTTGAGCTCGAGCCAGCCGTCCACGTAATTGACGTCGGGAGTTCCAGGTCCACAGGAGTTTTCAACGGAGATGGCGTCAAGAGGTTTGAGCGCCTGTACTACCTTCTTCCTCATCCCCTGTTCGCTCATATCGGGCTCCTGTCGGCTTCTGTTCCTGGTTCTGATACTTGCCGGAGTACGGCTCCGCGACGCCTTCCACGCGCTCGAACACGATCTGCGCGATGGGCATACCGTCAGGAATGGTGATGTGCTCGCGGCCGTGATTGAACAGGTGCACGGAGAGGTAGCCCTCCCACCCAGGGTCGGCGAACGTGTTTCCGACCAGTATGCCGCGGCGTGCCCAGGACGACTTGTCCATGATGCGGCCGGCCACGTCGTTGGGCAGCCTGATGAGCTGCTCGACGGTGACGAGCTGCGCCGTGCCTGGCGCAATTTGGACTCCGTGGGGTTGAGAGAGAGTCAAGTCATAGCTCGCGTACGACAGGCCCGCCGACTTGCCATGCACAACGTAACGCTCACGGCAAGGCTCGACGAGGCCAAGCTCGCGGATGGTGTCAGCCGTCAAGATCATTCAGGATCCTCCGAATCTTGTTGATGCACGAGTCGCAAAGGTCGAAGTCTCGGCCATCGAACTGCAAGAACCCCCAGCCGCGCGGCTCGTCGTCCTGTCCGGACGTGTCCACGCCGTCACAGCCGGGGGCGTCGCACTCCCAGAAGGAGGCCGGGTGCTGGGTCATTCGATTTTATCGTCCGCAACCATGTCGCGGAGCTTGCGGAGGATGGCGTCCCCGGCGGCGTCAGGCCGCGCGAGCGCCTTCTCCATGTCCTGCCTCATCTCGCTGCGCAGGGCAGGAGAGGCTTCGCCCCATCGCTTCTTGATGGACTTCACCACGCTGCGGCGAAGGCGAGGCGGGTAGAGCGCGGCGTAGCGTCTAGTGAGCTTCGCGGCTTTCGCGTTCATAGGTTCCGTCCGATCGCATGCGAGGATAGAGCTCGAGCCGTTCGAGAAAGTAGGCCGTCAGCTCGCCGTGGCTCTCAAGACACCGGCAGACGCGGCAAACGGGGTCATCGTCGACGACCGCGTGGTAGCAGTCGCAGCGCTCGCAGGGCGCAACGGTGACCTGCACCGACTCGCCGTCACCGTCGTAAACCAGATCGATGATATCGTCTAGGTTAATCATGTCGCCCATTATACTGTCTCGCTCTGGTCGGGTATACCCTCGATCTCGCCCCAGTTTGGCCCCAGCTCGATGTCCACCACCGACGGAACGCGCATAGGAGCCGCATTCGTCATGATCTCGGCGATCTCGCGCGCCTGGGCGGGGCTCGAGACAGAGCAGTCAAGCTCGTCGTGGACCTGCAGATTGGGCACGATCCCAGCGCGATCCAGATCGCGCATGGCGAGCTTGATCTGGTCCGCCGCCGACCCCTGGATAATCCGGTTCAGCGCCTTGTGTGTCCAGTCGAACTCGCGCTTGGCCTTGTCGTACGGAAAGCGGCAGCGACGCCCGGCGTAGGTCTGAACCCAACCACGGCGGCCGGCCGCATTCTTGGCGAGGTCGGCGAGCTCGCGGACGAACGGCACCATCGCGTTGAACTGCTGCATGAGCTCCTTGCCCTCTGCTCCGGCGAACCGCCGCATGCTCCCGCGCCACTCCACCGTTTCCGTCGGAAGCTCGAGCATGTCGCAGAGCTTCGCTTGGCCCATACCGTAGCAGAGACCGAGGAAGATAGTCTTTGCGTGCTTGCGGCTGCAGCCGGCCAGCGCGGCCATCTTCCCGTGGAAGTCGAGCCGCGCCTCCTCGGCGTACGCCTGGACGATCTCGCTTGCTCCCTTGCAGCCGGCTTCGGCGGCGTAGTGCACGGCAAGGCGCGGCTCCTGCGACGAAAAGTCCATGCACGCCCACTGCTCGCCGTCCTCCGGAACGTAAATCGAGCGCCAGAGCTTTCCCCACACGGGGTCGCGGGCGGGCTGCTGCTGAAGGTTCGGCTTCGTCGCGCTCAGGCGACCGGACACCGTGCCCACGAGGCCCGCGTCATCTTCACGGCGCATCTGGTTGTACGTGCAGTGGATGCGATCGCCGACGAGGCTGCGGCGGACGGAGGCCGCGAAGGTCGTCTCGATCTTGTTGGCCCGCTTCGCGGCAAGAAACGCCTTGGACGCGGGGTGGTCGAGCGACTCGAGGAACGCAGCGTCAATCTTCGGCTGTCCGGTCGGAGTGGTGGGCAGCGTGACGCCGATCGCCTCGAAAATCTTCGCGACCTCGTCCTTCTTGTTGATGTCGTTGGGGTGGACGAGCACGCCGGTCCGGCGGAAAACCTCGCCGAGCTGCTCGAGTTGGATGGCGCGCGCCTTCTCCTCGACGAGCTCGAGTCGGCTGAGATCGACCCGCACGCCCTTCTCGCGGATGTGCACAATCGCCGGCAGGACGTCGGACTCTAGGTCGTAGATCTCCCACAGGTCTTCGTCGTCGATGACCCGCTCCTGTCGCCGCAGCAACTCGAGCGGGAGAGTGACGTCGCGAATCGCGTACGGCGCGACGTGCCGGGCCGGCAGCTTCCACATGCCTCCCTTGGCGTCGACGCCGTAAGCCTCCGCGGCGGCCTCGAGTCCGGCTTCGTCCTTGCCGGGCAAGCCCATAGCCGACGCGATTGCGTCCAAGGTGAACGACTGTTGGTTCTCGTTGAGGACGGCGGCGGCGAGTCGTACGTCGCGAAACCTCTCAGGCGTGAAACGCACACCCGCACGACGGAGGTACCCAAGGTCGTATGTGAGGTTCTGTCCGACAAGGGTGCCTTGGAAGGCGTCAGCCTGGTCTCGCAAGTAACGCAAAACGAGGTCTGCCTCCAAGTTGCCTTCAAGCGCGTGTCCAATCGGGAGGTAGTAGGCGTGCGGGCTGTCTTCGATGGCGAACGAGACGCCGACGATTCGCCCGTCGCGGTGCTCTCCCGGGCCGAGCGTCCGGAGATCCGGGTCACAGGTCTCGATATCGATCGCGACCCGCTTCGCATCGGCCCAGGAGGGAAGGTCTGCTACCTTGGGGGGAGTCCAACTCGTGGTTGGTTCGAAGAGAGGGAGTTGCACTCTCACTTGACTCGCCGAGTCTCGCCGTTCGCCACGCGATTCGCCTGGATGGCGTAGTTCACGGTGGTTATCGAGCAGCCGAACATCTCAGCGATCTGCGCGCGAGTGAACCCGTGCTGCTCGTTGAGCAGGCGCATGTTCTTCGCGACGTGGTCGCCTGGCATTTTGCGCCGCGGGCGACCGGCGCCGGCCCGCTTGGGCGTGTTCACGATGAGATTGCCGATAAGCTGCGGGTGTTGGTCGAGCTCCTTCGCCACCTCGACGATGCTGAGGCCTTGGTTGTAGAGCGCGACTGCGCGCTCACGCGGCGTTCTCATCGTATTCTCCGTCTCGGGCGTAGGCGTCCCGGGCAGGGGTAAACTCATTTGTAACATCACTGAGGTCCTTCTTCTCAGTTGGGAGTCGCCCTTCCTCCGCGAGGAAGCGCAAGATGATGAGGCAGCACGCCCCCGCGTGAGCGAGGTGGTGCAGCCCGGAATCGGGATCAATCTCTTCCCCCTGCTGGAATCGAGACACATGACGGAGCAGCGAGCCAACGTAGCGCTGCACGCCCTCCTCGATTCCCGTCCAGTTCCATTCCCCGTACTTGGCCGCGCCGAAGGCGAACACGTCGGCACACTGCTCGAGCGCGTCGAACGGCAGCAGCTCGAGGCGCGTTTTGTTCTTGTCGAACTTCATGCCCGGCACTGCTGCCTCCTTTCGAACCACTCTTTCGCGGCCACGATCCAGTCAGAGTGACATGCGCCGTAGGAAAGCTCTTCCAGGGCTAGATCATAGCGTTCCGGGTGGTTTCGCATACCCCGAAAACGGTCGTAGGCGCGGGCCATGGGCTCGGCGACGCGCTGGAGAAACCACGACTTCGTGGTCCCGCCGCTGCAAAAATTCTCGACGTCCGCGATGAAATCGTCGGCGTCCATCCCGTGATCCACAAGCCGTGTGGGAACAACGGAGCCCCACTCGTACGGGCACATCTCGCCCGCCTGGTCCGCGAGAGCGAAGTCCGCCGTGTCCGTGTAGGCGTGAAAGTTGTCGCTGACCTGGAAGTACCGCCCGGGCGGGACGCCCACGGCCGCGGCCACGAACTGCTGCAGGACTCCAAACGTCACGCAGTCGGATCCGTAGCAGCCCCACACGACGTCGTTGGAGCGGCAAAAGACCGTCATGTCCAGCCGCTTCCGGAACGAAACCTGGAAGTGGACCGTGATGTTGCACGGGATGTCCCGCTTGCTCGCGTTCAGGTCGATGAGCGGGTCCCACATTTGCAGGATTTGCCGCCGGCAGTTGGGCTGCTCGCGCAGTGCCCGCACGATGGACGGGAGCTGATCCGCGCCGAAGTGGTGCCGCCAGCGGCGGCCGTACGCCCCATGGAAGTAGCCCTCGTCTTCGGCGAAACGCGCGATCCCGCGGTTGAACCGGCGCACGAAGGCGAGATCATCCCGCCCGGCGAGCATCCACAGGGCCTCCATGAGGTGAAAGAATGGGTTTGCGTCCCGTTGCGCCTGGAATACCACCATCTCCCACGGTCGTTCGTAGGTCGTGGTGACGGGCCCATCCACCGTCATCACCGCTCCCGCGCGGCTCTTACGCAGATGCCCGTCGTCTTGGAGCATCTTCAAGGCCTTCGGCAGGGCTTGATGCGGATTTCTTGCCTCAATCAATCTCATCAGGTCCTTCTCCCAGAAGAGCGGCGAGGTCTTCATCGATCTCGAGCTCGACGACCTGGTGCTGCGCAATGATCCGCGCCGCGTGAATCCGGACCGCTGCATTGAGCAGGTCCCGGTCTCCGCCGGCGGATCGAAGCAGCTGTCGCGCCTGCTCGACGCTCTCCTCGAGAAACTTACTCATTCGGGTCTCCGTTCCAGTCGAAGGCTTCTGCTATCACCTGCAAATTCCGGGCCAACAGGGCTCGCGCTTGAAGGGCCAATTCTCTATGCTCCTTCTGCGTCTCAGGGGTGCATCTCGCCTTGAAGTAGTGGATCCATGAACGGATTGTACCGTTCATGTACAACTTTGTGGGAGTGCAGAGGGGCAGAACCCGGCGAGCGCATTCCCGAGCTACGCCGCAGCGGATCAGGTCGTCGTACGCGTCGTGAGCCCGGTCGAGAACACGTTGCACGCCACTCAGGTCGATCGGCGCGTCAAGCGACGACTGCCGGTTCTTGGGGTCCTGCGGCCGCAGCTCAGGGGCGACGGACCGCCTGCTGACCTGGGTGTACCGCGTTGAGAACTCTTGGAACGAGAACGAGCGATGCCGGAGGATCTGCGCGGAGATGTCCCGCGTCGTCGTGACCGCGATGCAGGCGTTCGCCATCTCGAAGATCGACCAGTGGCCCTTGCGAGCGCAGTAGCGCAGTAGCCGGCCGGGCGTGAGCTCGCCTTTCTCCATCCGCTCCTGGTTCTCCGGGCTCGAGACCCGCGCGCAGTATTCGATTTGCTGCTCTGCGTCAGGCGTCATCCAGATCAACCGTGCGCTGCTCATCTCATCGTCTCCTTCAGCAGGATCCCGAGCCCAACCCGTGCACCTTCTTCACAGCGCCGCCTTGAGCTCCGCCGCTTTCGCGGCATCGAGCCGCATCTCCACGTCGAAGCCGATTCGAATGTACTTCGTACCGTCCTGGCCGTTGTTCACCGTGATGCGCGAGTCGTTCTTGACGAGAGCCTCCACGCCGATGCCGTTACGCTTCGACGTCACTGCTCCGATGATCTTGCTTTCCATCTCGTCGTGCCTCCAAGTAGCTTTCGCGGCAGCTGCCGCAGTAGTGGTAAGGGATGAGCAGTACTCAGTCGCCGCAACTGCTTCCCCTGGTGATGTCGCATACGTCGCTGGACTCCTCGAAGATGTCTCCCTCGTGGCGAACGGCTTCCTCATACGCGATCGTAGTGAGTGGCTGGCCTCCGCGGGCCCCATCGGGATAGGTCGTGATGCCGCGCAGGTCTGGCAAGTACCGCAGCAGCATGGTGCCGAAATTGTCGATGATCCCTTCGTTGTTGTGTTTGCTGCCCCATGCCGGCAGATTGATGGTGGACGAGATCCCGTGGTCGACGAACTCTTGGACCCACGCCTGAAAGCGGACGCGCCGCTCCGGGTTGTTGGCCAGCGAATACGCGTCCTCGAGATCCTCCGGGTCCACGTTGTACTTCTCCACCGCTCGTCTCGCCGTCGGGTCGACGACGAATTGGTACTTCCACTTCGTGCCCTCCTCGAGGTATCTCCGCTTGTACGCAGCGCAGAACATGGGCTCGAGGCCGGTGGTGGTCTCGGCGACGATGCCGGTCGTTCCGGTCGGCGCGATTGCTCGGGTCTTCACCGGCTCGCTTAGTCCCCAGAGGACGGCGAAGTCGGCGGCGAAGTCAGTAGTAATTTCGGCGTAGGCTTGCAGCCAAGTCCCAAGCTCCTCGTCCTCACCGTACGGTTTGCCCCGCTGCATAAGCCACTCGTGGACGCCCATGAGACCGACGCCGAGACGACGGTTCTTGGCGCGAGTTTCCTCGACCTCGAGGAATGGAACGTCAGAGTAGACCGTACCGGCGAGGCAAAACGACGTGGCGAGCGCGACGGTGTCGCGGAAGTGGTCGAGATCGCGCATGCGAGCGAGGTTGATGTGCCCAAGGTTGCAGACGTCCGAGTCGTCCTCCGACGTGATCTCGGTGCAGGCGTTGCGTAGATTCTCGCGCCAGTCGTTGCCCGTGTCGACGGAGAAACCGGGCTCGCCGGTCTTTAGCATCCGCTTGACGGTGGTCCAGTAGACCTCTTTCGCCAACTTGTGCATCCCGTGGCTGTGATCATGGATCGCCGCGAAGAACTGGTCGTTGAGCGTGACCGAGATGTTGGTCATGTCCATAGTGGCGGGGAAGTTGAAGTCCCGCTCCTTCATGGCGCGGACCTCGGGAGCCCAGTTTTTCATGACGAGGAAATCGTTGATGTCATTGTGGTACCACGGTAGGCCTGCCCAGATCGCGGAGCGACGAGAGCCGCCCTGCATAACATGGCGGCCGATCTCGTTGACCATCTCCATCAGTGCGAGCGGTCCCGACGAAATGCCGCCGGTCTTTTTGATCGGCTTGCCGCTTGAACGGATGTCCCCATACCAGCCACCGATACCGCCGCCCGTCATAAGCGCCATGGTGGCCTTGCGGTTGAACTCCGCCCAACCCTCGCGGGAATCTTCGGGGCGGAAGAGAAAACAGTTGTTTGTCTGGTGATACGAACGCCCGGCCGCGAAGAGATACCGGCCACCCGGCAAAAACTCGCGCGCCGTGATGGCCTTGACCGTAGCGTCGATGAGCTCAGGACTGGCGTCGACGGAGCTCAAGACCTCGGTCCCCACGCGACGCGCGGTGTCCGGCCACTCCTCGCCGTCCATCGCATATTTTGCCTTGTAGATAGCGCGGGCAAACTGTCCCATGCGTTCAGATGACAAGGGTTACCCTTTCAGACGCTCGCGTGAGCGCGGTATAGAGATGCTTGTTTCGGTCTTGCCGGAAGGCACCGGACTCGTCGAACACGAGTACGCTGGGCCATTCCGAGCCTTGGGATTTGTGGACGGTGAGGGCATAGCCGTAGTCGAACACATCCGCGCGCCGTTCCCAGAACGGTACGCTCACGCCCGTGAAGGGGAGATCGAACGCTTGGACCCAATGCCTGTCCTCCGGCTCGTCCGGGTCGAAGATTGTCAGAGCGATCGTGTCGAGATCGAAGTCGGTAGCCGTTTCGACTTCCCACGTCGACCCGTTCATGATCCCCTTCTCGTGGTTGTTCCGCAGGCATACGATCCGCTCGCCGGCCTGCGGCGTGGCTCCCTTGAAGCCGCGGAGCTCGCGCACTCGTTCGTTGGACGCAGCCCGTGTCTTGTTGCGACCCACGAGGATTTGGTCGTGCTCGAGCACTTGATCCGTACCGACCGACCCCCACGGCACGACCTGAGAAGCGCCGTATTCGCCGAACGGGATCCGCTCTCCCATTCGCGCCATGGTGGCCAGTCGGATGACGGGGTTGTCTGCTGCTTGCCGGTGGATCTGCTCGAGCATCACGTCCGGCTCCGCGTTGAAGTACGGGCGGCCGCCAACGGGCGGCAACTGCCCAGGATCGCCCAAGGCGATGGTCGGCACGCCGAACGAGGCGAGGTCCTCGCCGATTTTCTCGTCGACCATCGAGTGCTCATCGATGATGACGGCGGAGGCCTCCTCGAGTGGTGTGTCCTCGAGGAGCCGGAACGAGGGACGCTCCAGACGCTTCTTCTCCGCCCGGATGGCGGACATGATCTGTGATGCGCGGTCGTGCTCCTCCGCAACCTCGGCCGCCTGAAGGTCCTCCTCGAGCGCCTGAAGCCGTGCCCGGCTCTGGTGTTTGGGCGCGTAGATCAGTTGGTGGATGGTCGTCGCGGTCTCGCAGCCCTTGCGCCGGAGCACATGAGCGGCCTTCCCGGTAAACGTGGCGAAGGGCACAAAGCCGCCGATTGTGGCAGCGATGTGCCGCGCGAGCGTCGTCTTGCCCGTTCCGGCGTAGCCGTTCAGGATGAACGGACGATTGGGCTCGTTGGCGTACCATGACTTCACGCTATCCAAGGCCTTGGCCTGCTCCGGGGACCACTTCACCGGCGCCGCCTCGCCCACGCGATCAACGTTCCGGCACCCACCACAGCGAACACCCCGCCCATGCACAGCAGCACAGCCACGGTGGGAATCCACAGCGGCGCGGTCACCCACCACCACGACCAGTCGATGACATCGGTCAGTTTCAGCGCCATGAACGTGATGAACAGCAGGAACAGGGGCAGCCCGCCCAGATCCACCTTCACGGTTTTTTCGTTGCCGCTCATGGGTCAGCCTCCAGAAAAATGCCCCGGAGTTACTGCCAGCCCGCGCATCTAACGGGTGGGCTCGCTCCGGGGCGGATTGAGGAAGGATCTTAGAAGGGGGTGTTGCCCTTGGGGGTGTCGTCCTCGGTGTCCTCGTCGGCGTGTTTGACGCTGCCGTCCTCGAGGCCCTGGTTGACGAACTCGAAAGCCTCCTTGGCAAACGCGTACTGCGCTTCGTCTTGGATGAGCGAGGCCTTGACGCTGTCGAGCGCGCGGCCGCCCTCGACCTGGTTGACCGGCGTCGCGACGTAGTTGAAGTACGGACGGCCCTGCTTGTCCTTCTGCTGCTTCGTCGTGAGACGGAGGCGGTGCGCGAAGAACGGGTACTTCGTCGCCGTCTTGTAGATCGGCTGCATCATCTCGCGCCACGGGCCCATCTTCGTCCGGGCGAACGAGATGCAGACGACGTCGCCATCAACGGCATCCGCGTCGTCGAGCAGCAGCGCGGTGAGGTAGAACGTCTCGACGAGGTGGTTGCCATCCGGCGTGAGCAGCATGTTCTTGGCGTCGCGGTTGTTGGTCTCGCGGACCTGACGGACGAAGTCGGAGTCGGGCAGGTGCCGCTCGACCAGTCCACCGCCCTCGTCCCGCGGAGTCCATTCGACGAAGAAGTGCTGCTTCAACAGAGGTACGATGATCGCCTCTTCAAGCAGATCACGCGTCGCCGTGTTGAGCATGAGCCCGGCCTTGGCGCCCTCGATCGTGCGGTCCGTCCCCTCGTTTGCCTCCGGGCTGAGAGCTTGCAGCAAGTTCAAGTAAGGGATGACGGTTTCCGACGCGGAGATCTTGCCGATACCGGCACCGGCGTCCGCGCCGAAGTCGATGGTCGCGATTTCGTTCTTCGGTTTCGTAGCGATTTCATTCTTCTTGGTCATTTGATTTTCACTTTTCTGACGGGAGACACCTTGAACAGGTCGCGTGGCAAGTCGTCCGCCATCGGACGCAGACGCCCCACATTGACGCTCTCCCGAGTTTCGGTGACGATGAGCTTACCGTAGCCGTTCGCCTTGAGCCACCCGTACGCCTTGTCTCTGAGCGTGGCAGGGATCGACACATACGTCTGCTCATCCAGCGTGAGCGTCTTGCCGTTGTCGAGCTTGATCTTCGAGCCAGCCCCGACGATTCCGAGCTCCACGAGCTTTTCGCCGATCAGACGCTCGATCTCGGCGGTAGCTCTCTTCCGGTCCTTGTACTCCGCTTCCGCGTCGGCCTCCAGGCGACGGGCGGTCTCGAGTTGTTCCGACAAGGGCACCAGCGCACTAGTGTCCGGTTTGGTAACGTCGTCCTCGTAGTTGATGCTCATAGGTGCCATTCTACCGGCTGGCCCCGGCGGGAGAACCCCCGAGCCAAGAAGAAAGTTCGTCGCCGTTCACGGTCGCCGCTGCGTCGATCTTGTTGCGCAGCGAGCCGACGATCTTTTCGTCGATCGTGCCCTCCGCGATGAGGTCGTAGTAGGTCACGGCGTTCTTCTGCCCGCTGCGGTGGTTGCGGCGCTCGGACTGGAGCCGGTCGCCAAGCGAGAAGCTGTTCGAGTAGTAAATCGTCGTCCTGGCCTCGTTGAGCGTCAGGCCCGTGCCACCGGCTTGCGGGTTCAGCACAAGCACCTGAACTTCGCCGGCTCTGAACGCGTCCAGCGCCGCGACCTTCGCGTCCTCATCAACGCGGCCATCATACCGCATGGCTCGGTCACTGCCGAGCGCTTCGAGCAGATTCTCGACGTCAGCGGAGAAGCGAGCCCAAATGAGGACCTGGTGGTCGGTCGCGTCGCACAGCTCGACAGCGGCGCGTAGGCGCGGGTTGGTGCCCTCGAGCGGCTCGATGTCGCCGTCCTCGTTGGGGTAGTACCCGCAGACGACCTGCTGCAGACGTAGGAGCGTAGTGAGCGGGTCCGGCGGCGGGTCAAGCATGGTTCTGTCGGAGGCGTCGCGGTAGGCCTCGAACGCGTCGAGGTATTCGTCGGTGATGGCCTCGTACAACTTCGACTGCTGCTTCGTAAGCTCAACCGGCACACGCACGTAGGATCGCTCGGGCAGGTCGGGCAGTGCCTCCTCCGTCGTGATCCGACTGCGATGCGGCGCAAGCAGGTCACGCAGCTCGTCCTCGTTTCGGTACGCGACGACCTGCTTGAACCGGCTGCCGTTGATCTCCACGTCCTTCTGAATCGAGAAGTGGGCCTTGAACGTCGACAGGTTCGGCAGGCCGTGCTCCTTCCAGAAGTCGAGGTGAAGGAACTTCATCTGTGGGTACAGGTCGAACGGGCTGTTCAGGTACGGCGTGCCCGTCAGCGTCCGGCGATACGGCGCGTACTTTGCCGAGGCCACGATGGACTTCGTCCGCTTCGCGCTGGGCGTCTTGATGAAGTGGGCCTCGTCGAGCACATACAGGACACGGCGCTTCTTGAGAAACTTCCACACGGCGTCCTTCGTGTGCTGCGAGATAAAGCCGGAATACGGGACCGCGAGGACCGCGAGCTTGTCCGACTCGAGCAAGTCGATGACCGCGTGCTTGTGCCACTTGGTCTTCGCCTTCGACGTGACATAGACGCAGGCGTCGTAGTCGACCGCGCAATGGACCGGCAGCTCGTCCGACACCCAGTTGCGGTGGACGCCGTTGGGCGCGACCACGAGCATGGCGTCGATCTTGCCCTCCAAGTACAGGTGCGCCGCCGTGTCGATAGCCAACTTCGTCTTGCCCGCGCCCATCTCCCACTGGATCGCGTACCACTCTCGGTCCTTCGTCTGCTTGAACGTCTCGAGCTGATGGGGGTAGGGCGTGGTCTTGAAGATCATCTGCAATCGCTCTCCAGCGGGTAATACACGCCGTTCAGCAACTGGAAAGGTCGGCCGTTCACGTGGATGATCGGCGGCAGGTAGCTCATACTGGGACCACCGATCGCAGGATGACGTGCACGTCGTTCGCGCTCATCACGATAGCCTGCTGGCTTGGGTAGAAATGGACCCGGACACAGGCGTCTGCCTTGGGTCCCTCCCAACACGAGGTCAGGGCGTCCACTGCCCGCTTGAGCAGGAACGGGTCCACGTGCGTCGTGCATGACGGGTCCGCCGGCGGTAGATACGGCAGCGGCTCGATCGGCGGGAAATCACTGGTTCCGCTTGAGAAGCAGAAATCCGTGTCCTTGGCGGACATGCCCTTCGCGACTTCCGCGATCACGGTCGGGTCAACGGAGACCTCCTCCGACACGCCACTCAGTAGGGGCGTGGAGAGACGGACGCGGTTGTTGCACGCGACTGCTCGACCGTTGCGGCGGATCTCCACTGCGTGGGGTCCGCCCTTGGCGATCTTGGCGAGGGCCTGCAAGCGTTTCTTAAGACTCATCGCTTCCTCTCGTAGCGTTTCTTCGCCTCGTGGAGGCGCTGCCAGTCGCGATCGACGTTGATCATCCCGCGGACTGCGAGGATCGTGGTGACGCCTGCGAACAGGCAGAACCCACCCGCGAGGACACGCCCTTCGACGGCGTGGAAGGTACCGCCGAAGAAGAGCGCGCCGACGAAGAATGCCATCATCGCCTGGTACCAGGGTCGGTGGATGGGAGTGATGGGCTCGATCATCGTTTCCGGTTCTTCCATTGCTGCCAGAGGTAGACCACGGCATTCGAACCGAGGCGTCATCGCTTCTTCGACTCCTCGATGAGACGCTGCTCCTCGGCCTCGTAACGTCGCCTCATCGCGATGGCGTAGGAGTAATCCTTCTCGATCTTCGAGAGCGTCGAGAGGCCCCAGTAAGTGAGAGCGAACGACGAGAGGCCGAGGGCGAATGGGGTGTAGTCCTGGTCGACGATCCCGACGAGCATGAGCGCAACTTGAGCGCCTATGCAGATCCCCATTAAGGGGAGGAACACGGGATAACCGAGCGCGGTGATGGTGCCGGGACGCTTGCGGAACATCAGTCGTCGCAGCGGATGCCATACCGCTCGCAGAGGCGGTTATCGCGGATGATCTTGAGGAGCGCGACGACGTCGCGTGCGTTGATGAACCCATCACCGTTGACGTCGGCGGGATCGGGGAGCGGGCAGGAGACGTCGGGCTCGATGCCCAGGCGCGCTTCGAGGTCCTCGACGTCGAGCTCATCGACAACGCCGTCGCCGTTGACGTCGCCCGTCGGAGGGTAGTAGTGCCGGTCGACGTTCCGGCAGCCAGAGATAAACGAGACGAGAATGAGGGCACCAGCCCCCAGGAGAGCCACAAAGAGAACACGGCGCAGGTTGATCCGCATGGAACCTCCTTTCAGGGAGATCCTCCATCATACCTGCCGACGGCGTGCTGCGAACCCTCCGGAAACGAAAAAAGCCCGAGCCCAAACAGGGGGACTCGGGCGAGAGGAGGAGTCTGGTACTATTAGAAGATGGAGCCGGTCGCGTTGAACTTGCTCCACAGGCCTCGCACGAGGGCATGCGCGCTCGGCGCGTCGGCCTCCTTGAGCAGGAACCGCCGGCTCGTGTCCGTCACGTACGCGACGGTCCAGCGGTCATGCACGAACCCGTTGCGATCGATCTCGAGCCGCGCGCTCATCACGAAGGCGCCTTCCACGGACACGAGCTCGTGGGTTTGGACCTCCCGCCGCTGGATCTCCCACCGCATGAGGTGGGCGAGCGCGGGGTTGTCCGGATAGTCGGTCTCGTAGTGCGCGAGTCGCAGCGTCGCGTAGACTTCGCGTGTCACGATGGACTGCACTGTTGGTGCCTCCTGCTCTTGATGTGGTCGGCCTTCGAGCCCACCTTGATCCGCTTCTTGCACGCGCGGCACCACAGGTGATCCGGGCCGTCCGGCTTGAATTCGTTCACGCAGTCCGGGCACCTGACCCGGAAATCCTTGAGCACGCGCGGCGGCAGGCCCTCCGTGACCGCTTCGACGTCGAAGGGTTCGGTGGGCTGCCCGCACTCGTAGCACTCGTACAGGAAATCACACGTTTCGCTGGTGTCCTTTCGACTTGAGGTGGTCACCTTTGGATCCCTTCTTGATGGTCTTGTTGCAGACGGTGCAGGTGACGTGGCCTTCGTGCGCAGGCACGAACACGTCCTTGCTGCGCCGCGCAGCCTTCTCCGCGGCCGGCTTGATTTCGGTGGGCTGAACGGCCACGAAGAGACCGCCGCGGCAGCCTGTGTGGCGGTACTCGTAAGTGCCGCTCTTGAGGCGGCCAAGGATGAGTTTCGTGACCTTCGCGATGTACCCGCACTTGTTGCATTGGATATCGTGGATCCGCCCCGACGGGCGCTTGACGGTCTTCATGCGGTGACACCGCTTGGCGTTGCAGCCGATGCTCTGCGCTGTGATCACCCAGGTCCGTCCGTGACTCCAGCCGCCGAAGACCCAGAAGTCCACGCAGTGAGCCATTTCGTGGAGGATGGTGTTCTTGACGTCGGACAGCGGGTTCTCCGGGTTCATGAGGATGGGCGCGCTGAGTTTGATGCGCCCGCTCTGGTCGGCCATTCCGGCCGTGCTGGTCATGCGGCCGCTCACCTCGAAGCGGCAGCGGCGCAGATGCTGCTCCCACTCAGGTTTGCGAGTGATCGCTTTCTCACGGGTCTCTTCGGCGAGGCGCAGCAGTTCGAACTTCGTCATCACTTCCTCCTCCACCTAATAGTACAGCGCAGGACGAGAACCGCACAGCCTAGGCGGCGAAAACGCGCTGGACGAGATACTAGTAAGCAACTGCTGTGTCAATGCTCGAGGAAAACTAAGCCGTGCCCAGAGCGGAACTTAGGTGCCTGACAGTCTGCGGCACCAGGTAAAAATGTGCGCCCTTTTTTTACCTGCCAAAGTCTTGTGCACTCTGCCGACTCAAAGCGGCCTCGGGTTTTGAGCAGCCGTAAGCGCTGCTCGGGACTGGCTTTAGGCTGCCTCTACTCAAAACTCTTGAGATCTCGAAGCGTTTTGAAAACCCCCGGGAGCAAGCTACTACTAGGAACTTCCCCTAGCCCTTTCTACCTCTTCTTTTTTAAGATTTTGAGAGAGAATAAGATAAAGAGTGCGGGGGTCATAGCTTACGTCATCTCAAAACTCACTCAAAACTCAAAACTGCCCTGTCGCCCTCTGTCGCGATGGGCAGCGCGGGCCCTGCGAGCGCATGGGCGGTGCTCACCGGTCGCGATACGGCGCGATCCTCGCGGCGGAGGAAGAATCTGAGGGATTCCGGGAAAAGTACGGTACGGATCCGGGTCAGCGCCCTACTATTAGGCAGAGGCACACGCAACCCAAGGAGACCGCGATGAAGAACTGGAGACTCGACGAGAAGTTCACGCTGCGCACCGTGCGCACGGCGCTCACGATCGACCGCAGCCCCGCCGGCCTCGACGACCTCGTGGGCGAGCTGCGCAAGACGGAGATGTTTCTGTGCAGTGACGAAGAGCGGTACGTGCGCAACGCCGACTGCGTGGATCTGCTGCGCGGCCTCGTCACGGAGATCGAAGAGATGATCAAGGAGGGAAAATAGTATGAAGTGGGTCACGACGAAGAACGGGGTGCGGTACGCGCACGCGGGATTTCTGTGGGTCCAGCGGAAGGAGGTGCGGTTCTACGCGGAGTCCGCGCGGAACGACCGCAACGTGGTGCTCAAGACCGGAGAGTACGATGTCCGGCTCTACCCCGACGGCTTCTTCTACGCGCAGATCCCAACGGAGGACGGCGAAACGTACGCGTGGCAGCGGAACAAGTACGACGCGGCGAAGGCCGCCATCAGCGGTGAACTGCGGCTCGAGACCGGCCTGCGAGTAAAGATCGTGCTGAACCCGGACGGAACGGTCGCGGAGTACCACAACCACCTGCCGATGCTGGCAGTAGAGGAGACGTCGTGAAAATCGAACGATGCCACACCGGAGGAGGCTGCATGGACCTCGAAGACGCGCTCATCACGAAGGAGGAAGACCTGTTGGACACCCCGGACGAGATCGAGTCTGTGTGGCTCGGGATCTACGACGAGGAAGGACGGGCATAAGCGCGCCACTTCCCATCACGGAGAGTGACAAGGGCCCGTTTCCCGTTGGAGTAGAGCACGCAGTGCGTGTGACTCCAGCTGGACGGGCCCTTGTTGTATCCCGCGTCCAGCCGGCTGCTCGTGCCGACGGTATAGACGCCATTGATGATCCCCGCCGAGTGTGTGTGGCCTGTCACCGCCTTCCGTCCTGAGCGAGCGAACTGGCGCGGCGCCCCACGTGCCCCGTTGATCCCGAGGTGCCCGTGGTTCCCGAGCTCCACGTCCTGCACGACGAAGGACTCGTCGGTCTGCAGGAAGACGGCGCTCCACACGCCATCGGACGGACTCTCCTGCAACACCCACTCGAGGACGTGGAAGTCGTCTTCCCCTTCCGCGATCGCCGTATAGACGGCCGTCTGGGTGCGCAGGAAGAAGAGGGCGTTCTTCGGGTCGTCCCGATAGTCCGCCTCGCGAAGCCAGCGCGTCAGCGCGTCGTCGTGGTTACTGGGGACCACCACGGACTGCACGCCATCGCGGTACGCCTCATGCAGGAAATCGGCGGTCTTCCGGACCTCCGCGGCCACGTCGTCCGTGCCCTCAAGGTGTTTCTGGAAGTTCAGGTGCGGGTTCCGAGTGTCGTGGTGGTTACGCGCCCGGAAGTCGAGAAGGTCGTGGAAGACCTGATACTTGGGCGCCAGCTCGTCGATCATCCCGCCGGTGCCCCAACAGGCCTCGCGGACAGTCGGATCGAGGTTGGCCACGTGGATGTCGCCCCAGATGATCGCCGCGACTTTGCCCTCCTCGAGGTTCCCGTCGCGAACGACGGTGTCCAAGTCCTGGAACGACCCGTCCTCGTTGGCATTGATCTGCCGCGCCCACCACTGCCCCATCGAGTCGACCTCCACGAGCAGCGCGCCGTAGGCGTGGTGGAAGCTGGCCTTCTGGCCCGCCTTCCGCTGGACGTAGTTCCGCTGCGTGACCGTGCCTGTCGTGTAGTTAAACTTCGTGGGCTCGTGCATCGAGTTGGCCACGGAGACCATCGCGATCTTCGTGTGCGGGAAGACGTTCGACTTCGGCCCGTTGAAGGTGTCGAACCCGGAGAGCGGGTTCACGGCCGTGGGCAGGATGTTGACCTCGGCGTTCCACACCAGCCTGTCGCCGAGCTCGAGTGCGTCGTCGGAGGCGTACTCGGCGATCGCCGGGTCGTACCACAACTCCTCGCCGTCCGGCTCGAAGGCGTGGTGGTTGTAGCGGATCCGAGACACTAGTAGGGTCGCGTCACGGTCCTCTGCCAGAGCCACGAGGTTGGCCCAGAATGGGCCGTGCACGGGGGTGTTGTTCTGCGCACAGGTCAAGAGGTACGTGCGGCCGAGTGGCGCCCTCGCGGGCTCGGGATGATCCAGGCGCCCGCTGGTCACCGGCTTCTCGATGCCGGCCTTGCGGATGTGCTCCCGGACGGTCGACGGGTGCCGACCGATTTCCCGAGCCGCGGCGGAGATGTTGCCCCCGTTGCGCAGGTAGGCCTCGACGGTGCGCTGTCTGATGTCACTCATGAACGTGATTGTACCACTCGGGAGCAAAGGTTACGCAAAGATTTTTCCGAGAGACCACGCGAGCATGCCGAGCGCGCAGGTCGTGACGAGGCCGACAGCCCAGGCTTGGACCTTCGCAAGGCCCGCGACGCGCTCTTCAAGAGACCGATGCGCAGCGCGGAGTCCCGGCCCGCCGTTCCCGCGGATCGAGTCGTCGACCATCGTCACGCGAACCTCGACGGCGTCGACCTTCGCTTCGACCCGGTCGAGCTTCGCGTCCTGGGCCTCCTGTCGCGCGTTCGCGGCGACTAGACTGTGCTGGATGTCATGGAGAGCGGTCTCAATGCGCGCGATCCGGTCCGGGTCCATGTTTCCCCCTTAGACAAAGATGGCATAGCCCCCGGCCGTGGAGGTCGGAGGGTCGACTTGGCAGAACTTCTCCAGACCCGAGTCGGAGGAGGTATGCCGGATTTCGATAGAGTCGCCCGCGGTTGCGGAGAACGTCCCGGTCGTCGCCCCGAAGGCGATCTCAACGGAGCCTCCGCCGCCATTGAGCCGGACCTCAACGTCCCCGTTCGTCGGGAAGGCCGAGCCGATTGCGATGTCGTAGGTCCCGGTGTCCGGAGCCGAGGCGATGACCTCGACCCACGTGTTCTGTCCGGCGGTCCCGCCGTTGTTGTCATTCGCGAGGGCCGTCGACTCGGCGTCGAACGAGTAGTCCAGATCTTGGACCGCTTCGATGACGGTCGCGTCGACAGTGTGCCGCGTCTCGACGACGACCCGCAGCTCAGAGGGCACGGCGCCTGGCGTCGGCATGTTCGCAAGGATCTCCGTCCGGGAGACATCGACGCGGTTGGTCCCGTCCCAAGCGGTCGTGACGAGGAGATCGTTCGTCCCCGTCGGGTCGTTGTAGACGAGGACCCGGTACTCCGTGCTGGTGTCGGTCAGGAACGCGCTGTCCCGCGTCACCGCGTCCACCGTCAGGTTGTCCACTTCGTCGAACACTCGGAAGTCCCGCCGCAGCCACTCGACCTGAAGGCCCCAGTCCTCGAAGTCCGTCCCGGTCCCTCCGGTGAAGACGTCGTCGAGGTCCACCGTCGCGGCGCCCCAGTCGTCCGTGTTCAGCTCCAAGGCCGTCGGCGGGTAGGGTGCGTCGTAGCGGTTCGCGAGAACGACCGTGTGGGTAGTCGCCGTCCCCTCCGCGATTTCCCCGCCCGCTCGAGAGCGGGTCCGGAGCTTGACGTTTACTGTCCCGGAGTCCCCGAGGTCCGTCTGCGAGAGGACGTTTGCCCCGAAGACGAGGAAGACCGAGGTCCCTGCGGCGTGGTCCTGTGGAGTCGTGTCGAGCAGTCCCCGGTAGACGACGTCGAGGTCGACATGCGTCGTCCCGTCCGCGAACGACGTCGGGCAGACAAACTCCCCGCCGTTGTCCGACGAGGCCGTCCGGTCCCCGATGAAGAGGAGGTTCTGGAGCCCGAGCCCGACGTCTCCAGCAGTGAGCCCATCGAGCAGGTCTTCGAGCAGCTCCGCGACCGTACTTGCCGCCGGGTCAATCTCGATCGTCTCGGTCGAGACCGTGGTCGGGTTCGTCGTCCCGGCCGAGATCGCGTTCCGCAACTCGCCCAGGTAGAGGAAGCCTCCGACCGACGTCCCGTCCTCAACGTAGGATCCGGACTCGTTCTGGTAGATCCGGAAGTCCGTCGCACCGTCGTCCTGGAAAGCCGCGGCCGCGAGGATCCGGTTCCGAGCCTCGGAGTCGGCCCGAAGGAGGACGCCGCGCGGCGCCTCCATGACCAGAGCCTCGTCGGCCGGTACCGCGACGAGGGTATCCGCAGGCGCCGTCCATCCCGTTCCCGCAGGGTCGGCGTATGATCCGGTCCGGGCCTCGAAGAGGTCCTGGACGAGGTCGATAAGGATCGTCGGGTCATCGATGTTTCCGTAGTCGATCCGCTGGACGCGCATCGGGAGCTGTGTGAGCCCGAGCGTCGTCGAGGTGTAGGAGACGACGTCGCCCGGGACGAGGTCGTAGAAGGTCCGGTCGACCCTCACCGTCATCCGTGCAAGTGGGTAGGAGAGGGTCCGGATTTCTCGCCAGGCGATGGCGTTCGCAAGCGTCGCGTCCTTCACGCCGGGATACTTCTCCGTGGCGGTGACGTGTTGGCTCCCTTGGAGCTGGAAGTTCGCCGTGTCGTGGGCAGTCGCGAATGTTTCGAAGTAGTCTTTCGCGCGGTCGGCGAAGCCGATGCGGACCTCGTTCGTCGTATCGCCCCAGCCCGCGCGGGTGAAGTTGTCGATGGAAATGACGTTCGCATCAGTAAGCGCCGGGACGCTCCCGATCGTGTAGCCGCCACGAACCAGGTTGATCTTCCAGGTCTTCGACGCCTGGTCGAAGTAGAGGTAGCTGTCGGTCTGCCGCTCAATCTCTCGGAGGATCTCGATCGCGTCCTTCTGCGTGTCAATGACCATCGAGATCCCGTTGCCCTCGTCAGCCCAGGTGCCGCCCGCGGTGCGGAACGACGAGAGGTCGATCGACCCGGCGCTTTCGCCGAGGCCCCAGTCCGTGTCGGTGATGATCTCGTAGATGAAGTTCGCCGGGTTCGCATCGACAGTGTTGACGAGGTGATCGCCCGCGTCATTCTCACCGATGTGAGCTGTCGCGAGGTCTAGCCCGTCGGGGATCCGCTGCATCTCCGCGGCGATGGCAGAGAGATCGGTCGACGTCCCGATGTATACGCCCTCGATGATAACCTGGGACGTCCCCTTGTAGACCGGCGAGGAGCCGCCGATGTCCTGGAACGCAGAGAGGTAAGTGTTCGCCGTGGTCTGAGCTCCGGTCGTGTAGGTGAAGTCCCCGATGATCCCGCCGCGACCCAGGTCCTCTCCGCCGAGGAAGTCTGGCGCGTTCACCGAGATCGTTCCGGCACCGACTTGCGGCGTTGAGATCAGCTCGTCCTCGCCCCACCAAAGGCGGAGGAGTTTCCCAGTCGTCCCAAGGCAGAAGTCGAGCTGGACTCCGATGTAGTACCGGTATCCGACGATCTGCCGGACGAAGGAGAAGATCCCGGTCTTCTGTTTCACCTTGATGGGAACCTGCCGGAGGTCGCCGTACCATCCGACGTTCGGCGCGGAGAGCTTGACCGTCCCGACGATAAGCGGGATCGGACGCCCTTCGGTCGTCGTCGGGAATTGGAAGTCGCCCAGGTTGGCGGGCCGGGCGTTCTCGAAATCGGGCTTCGGACGGAGAAACTCCTGGAGGACCGTTGTCAGTGCGAAGACCGCGAGGGTGACAAAGAATCCCATCTAGGTGACTCCGTTCCGGAAGATGTCCCGCGTTGGTACGAACGGGAAGCCGCCGAAGTTCTCCAGGTTCGAGAACTTCGATTCGCAGGTCGCCGCGGTGTGGTCGCATCCGGCCTGGACGTCGACCGACTGCCCGCTCGGGCTCGACCGGAACGGGAGCGAAATGACAACGTCGTCGGTCGACTGGGACAGGATCATCCGCTTGTCGGCCCCGAAGGTGACGAAGCCGCCGACGGCCCAGTCCGCACCGTTGGCGCTAAGGCCCGTGACCGTAAGCGTCCGGCCGTCCGCTGAGACCGACGCAACCGTCCCGGTGTAGCGGAACGACGCCTCGACGACGGCACAGGCCGTCCCGTAGAGGACGTGGTTGCATTGGACCTGAAACGTCCGCCGCGGGATCAGCCGCGAGGTCGTCCCGAGGTCGGGCCGGCAGGCGATCTTCGCCCGCTGGTTCTGGTCGAAGAAGGTAACGGTCTGCACCTTCCCCCTCCAGATCGTTACGGTATTCCCGTCGCCGCGGTGGAGGCGGAGGACCTCGACCGTCGCGAGGTCGGTCGGGACGATGTCAATGTATTCCTGGGCGAAGGCGTTCGATGAAGAGACGAGCAGTTCCAGAATGCCGTCCCGGTCGTCGCTTCCCTCGGCGAAACCGTTGCGCTCGATCACGATCGGCGTGAAATCGTTCCCGCCGAAAGACTGGGTGTCCTCCGCGCTCGTCCACCGGTAGACGGCCGAGCCGAGTGTGATTTCAAAGAGCTCGACCGGGCGTCCCGACTCCGCGCTGGTTTCGAAGGCGTCGTATGTCATTCGAAGACCGTCACAATCTTGCCTTGGATGCGCGCGGTGCCCGCGGCGTCATCGTGGGTAATCTGAATCCGGTCCTGGTCGAGCCGGACCTTCTGAACGAAGTCGACCCGCTCGATGTCTGCGACCGCGAGGCTATCGGGCCAGGTCGGCCCCGCCGCGGCCTGGTTCTTCATGATGACCGTGATTGCGAGCGACTCGTTGTCCGCGTCGATGACCGAGGCCGACGAGACCGAGGCGATGTACTCGTCCCCACTGACCGTCGTCAGGCGGATGAGGTTCCGCGGTACCCGGTCGCCGCTGAACTGCGTGTACCCGACGTTGTCGATCTGCATCGTCGAGCCGCCCGAGGTGATCGCCGTGTTGACTGTGAGATCCGGAAAGAACGTCGGCAGATAGAACGACACCTGCCGCCCGCGGAGGGCGTGGAGGAGTTGCCGGACGTCCCAGAGGAGAGCTCGGTCGTAGACGAAGATTTCGATCGGCTCCTCGTCCTTCGAGCGATCCCAGTCCGGCGCCTGCGAGAACGTCCCGGTCCTCGAGTCGATCTGGGCAAGTCGGGTCTGCATCTTGCCGCTGTGCTGGCCGCGGACGATGTTCAGGCCGACGCCCTTGACGGAACCGTCGAGGATGACCTTCGAGTCGGTCGGGTGGGCCGTCCAGCCGGTGACGTCTCCGAGGTCGGAGTCGTTGTCGATGACTCGGAAGGAGACCTCGAAGGTCTCCGGGCCGACCCGGTACTTCGATCGGGAAACAACTGCGTCGGCATAAACTTGCCGGAGCGGCATCACTAGGACCTCGCGGTCCGATGCCAAGTACGACTGGGTGACCTCCGAGTCGAAGGTGATCGTCGTCGCGGTCGTCGCGGAAACGGTCAGAGCGTCGAAGGTGTCGTCGTCCTTCAGGATGATCGCGAGGTCCCCGACCCGGTAGTCGGCGTTCGCGGTTGAAGCGACGTTGATGGTCGTGTCGTTGATCGCGACGTCGGCCATGAGCGTCGTCGACTCCGTCCACACTGGCAGGCCGAACACCCGGCCTTGCCAGTCGAACAGCAGGTTGGAAATCCGCTGCCGCTCCCGGTCGTTATCCGCGAAGACCGTGAAGCGGAACGACTGCCGCGGGTTCTTGCGGCCCGAGATTCGCTGCTCCGTCCCGTCGACAGCCGTCAGGATCTCCGTCATGAACTCCAGCGTTTCACGGAGCGGCGCCTCCGGTTGGTACGGGAACATGACGATTCGCGAGCCCTCGATCGAAACAGAGATCGTCGAGCCGCCGACGACGACGTCGAAGGTCCCGTCGATGACAGAGTCGCCGTCCGTCGAGACGATGACGTCGAAATCTACCGTATCAAGCGGGAAGATGTCCGTCGGAAGGCTCGGGAGCCCCGAGGTCGAGATCCCCGAGCCCGCGTTGATCGTGAACGAGGTAAACTCCTTCTCGTCGTAGCGGAAGCCGTTGAAGACGTCGAAAGTGATCGTTTGAGCCGTGAGTAGGTTCCCGAGCTCCACGGATCGCGGGAGGACGTGGACGTCCTCGAACCAGCCGAACCCAGCGCCGGCGCGGTTGTCCCGGATCCCAGAGAAATCGACCTGGTAAGCCGGCACACGGTTCCCCGTCCCCGGCGTGCCTGAGGTCGGGTCATCGCGAAGCTCGCTGTCGCCAAGCGTCCCGGCCGTCCACCGGTCGGACCCGGTCCGCGCATCGGCGGTCCAGTCCGGTTGGGTGAGACGATCGCCGTCCTGGTTCTGCCCGGTGATGAGCCACGGCGTAGTGGTTCCGAATCGAGTCGCCATCAGCTCGTATAATCCCGGTAGGCGATTCCGGCGTTCCAACTCTCCTCGGTATTGTCCTTGAGATACTGCTTCCGAACGAGAGGGAATGTCCGGTACTTCGCCGAGCCGACCGTGTAAAGCGCGCCCGGCGTGAGGTTCTTCATGTTGACGTACGCCATGTCCGGCGCGAAGCCGAGGAGCGTCAGCTCGTCCGGCGTGGGCGTCGTGTTGCGGTAGAAGACACCGAGCGGGACGAGGAGGATCTGCCCGTTAACCGGGTTGGTGCTCAGGCCGCCCAGGCCATTCATGATCGGGCCGTCGCGCATTCCGCCCAGCAGGTTCACCCGGGCGTTCCCGTCGCCGTCGGTTCCCGGCGCGTCGTCGGCCCACATGACACCCCACTTCCCCGAGCCCGCTTGGTCGGGCAGCCCTTCGACGTGCATCGTGGGATACAGGTCGCGATCTCCGGCGCTGATGGTCCCGCCGACCGAGTCGAACGGGCAGGCATGGTTCGCGTCAAGCGGGTTGTCGATGTCCGCCGCGGTCTGATCCCAGAAATGGCCGTAAGCGTACTCGCCGCCGGTCCAGTCGCCGATCTTCGACAGGTTGCCGAAGCCGAAATGACGGAACAGGCCGGAGCTGTACTCGACGACGACGTGGACGTAGGTCCCCGCGGTCGCGTGGTCGGTGAAGAAGTGGTAGGTGTAGGAGCCCGTCTCGCCGCTCGGGAAATGGCAGGCCCGCTGGGTTGCCGTGATCCCGCCGGAGCCCGAGTCGTTCGTCCCGCCGCCCGGCGTGGGCGACGAGTAGGAGAGCGCTTGGTGGATCCCGATCGTGTCGGAGTCCCACTCGAATTGGACGGAGAGCGAGCCGCCGTCGTTCAGCGACGCCTCGTTGTTGACGAGGTCGCGGTCATCCTCGCTGAACCCGGTGTTGGTCACCGTGGCGAAGTCCATGAGCTTGTCGATGAGGTCGTCGGTGTCGGTCGCCGACCCAGTTTCGTAGAGCGCCATGCTTAGTTCTCCCGAAGGGCCCAGAAGGCCCAGTTGTTGGTCCGAGTTCCAGCTTGGAAGACGCGGAAGTCCACGCCCCCAATCCGGAAGTCGTCCTCAGCGACGATCCCGCCGTCGTTGTGGATCCAGTAGACGTGGCGCATCTCCCCCTGGAGCGCGTTTACGCCGTTCCACTCGATGAGCGTCGCGGGCCACAGGAAGGTGATGTCGCCGCCCGTGTCAGGCGTCTGCGCGAGCGTGTAGTCGACCGTCCCGGGAGTCGCCGACTGCGGGATGATGTTGTTCTGACCCGAGGTCGAGGCGAATCGGAATTGGTCTTCGAAAACGAGGTCCTCCTCGGGAATGTCTCCGGCGGTTGTGGTCGGCGGTCCGCCCGCCGGGAAGACCAGCCGGTCCGTCGCGATCGTTCGGCCGGAACCGTTCGCGGCGAAGCCGTTGATGAAGGACTGCCAGGTGCCCGCGGCGTTCCGGTACAGGCAAGGCCCGTCAGCGTCATTCGCGTCGTGGTGGATTGGGTCGGTGATGCCAGAGTTCCAGATGTCCGACGAGTTGAAGGCCGTCTCCGGGTCGGGCGTGTTCCCCGCGACGCACAGCGGGTAAGTGAATTCCGACGACGTCCCGAACGGGTTGAGCCATCCGAGGTAGAAGGACTGGTACGACGTTGAGTTTCGTGCAACCCCGACGATCGCATAGGAGTCGATCTGAATCCAGTATTCGAGGTTCTGCGCCGCCGTCGTTGCGAGAGCAACAAACGCGCCGCCGTCGTCCGGATCCGCCATGTCGTAGCGTCCCGGCGAGATACCGGGTTGGTCGTCCCAGATGTCGCCGGACGAGTAGCCAGTCATCCCGGCGAGCTCCCAGTTGAAGACGGCGCCGTCGTTGTACGTCCGGATCCCGACGAAGATTTCATCCGACCCGGCGCCCTCGCCGTTGAGGATAATCTCGCGGTCCGAGCCCGAGTATGCGGTGTCGCGCTCCTCGGTCCAGCCGTAGTCCGCCATCGTGAGGTCGATCGTCGCGGAAGATCCCGTCCCGCCCGTGACCGCGTTCGCCGTGGTCGTCGGATCGGACGAGTACGCCCCCGACATCTTGACCTTCACGCCGTCAATGACGCCCGACGAGACGGACGTAACTTCGATCGTGGCCGCACCCGCCCCGGTCGTCGTTCCTCCCGCTACCGTGAGGAGGTCGCCGACCGTGTAGCCGGTTCCCCCCGCGTTGACCGCGACCGCGGAGAGTCCTCGCTCCTGCGCGGTGTCGCGGATGACTGCCGCGAGGTCGATGTAGTCCGTCGCGGTTCCCTGAATCAGCATCGGTTACTCCGCATTCTCAAGGGCACAGTTCACGTCGAGGACGCGAGCGAGGGCACAGTTCACGTCGAGGACGCGAGCGAGGGCCGTGTTCACGTTCTTCCGGAACGGGTCGGGTTGCGCTTGCGTCTGCGCTCCGATCGATTTCCAGAAGTTTGCCGCGTCGATCGTCGAGTCGTCTTGGTTCGCGTGTTCCGCCGCGATCCAGTCCGCCGATAGTTCGTTGTTAAAGAGGATCCGCGCCTCGTCCCACCGACCCCACATCCCGCGGTGCCGGGTCGTCTCCCGCGACCCCAGGATGGTGAACACGCTTTGATCGCCTCCCATGCTAACGTCCACCGCATGGGTCCAGTTGGTGGCGAGTACGCCGTTCTCGTAGAGGTTCCAATCGTCGACGCCGTCGAACGTGACGTGGATGAGGACCCAGTCGAGGTCGAGGTCCGGCTGGTATGTTCCCGCCACGTCGAACGTCGCCGACACCGACGACGATCCCGACACCCGGATCGGGTCGGACGTTCCCGAGCCCGCGACGGCTTGCTGAATCGCGAAGCCGCGTCCGGATGTCTGCCCCACCTCCAGGATGTACTGTCGAACGCCGCCGTTGTCTCCCAGCGACCGGAACCACGTGGAGACAGTAAACGGCCGGTCCTCGAACGGTTGCGTTCCGCGGTCCACCACCTTCACGCCTGCGCCCGCCGAACAGAGCGTGTTGTTCCACGAAGAGGCGTCGGTCTGCATCGCCGTCCCGATCTTGCCCTCCGCGCCGTATACCTCGCCCGCGAGGGTTGCGCCGAAGTCCGCGCCGATGTCCAGGTCGTGTCCGTTGGCCGTCGCGTCGACAAGGTCCCCGGAGAGATCGTCGAGGTGATAGACGCTCGACCCGACGTCCGCCGCGAGGACGCTATAAACGTCCGTCGAGGACTGGTCGGTCGTGATCGTCGCCTCGCCGTAGAGCATCAGGATCGACTGGTCCGACGCCGCCGTCGCCGGGACGCGGACCCAGAAAGCGGCCTCGCCGGTCGTGTCGTCGTAGGAAACCAGTTCGTGCGGGTACTGTGTGGTCAGCGCAATGTCGGAGTAAAACGCGATGTCGTAGCCGTTCGCGCTCCGGACCCCGCCGCCGTTCGCGACGGAACGTAGGTCGTCGTCCGCCCCGAGTTCGAGACGAGCGACGAACCCCGTGAGGTCCGAGCCGATGAGCGACGAATTGATCGTCAATTCTTTGTACCACTCGAATTCGGGCATTACGACAGCAGCCTTTTCGCTTGGGTCGACTTCTTCGAAAGCGTGTCCAGCTGGGCGCGCGCTCCGTCCTCGGAGCGGATGACGTCGAGGACCTCAGGCGCGATCTGTCGCCCGCCGATCGATACGTTGACCGTGACCGACCCGCCGCCCATTGGCGTGATCGTAGCCGGCCCGGAAATGAATTCGGGGCCCTGCTCGCCGACGACTCCGAACTGCCCCGCGGGGATTGTCCCGCCGTCCGCGAACCCTCCGGCAAACTGCGGCGCGAGCGGGATGCCCGACTCGCCGAGGCCCGAAATCGTCCCGGGCGCAGTGGGCGCTCCGCCGAGGAGCCCCGTCACTGCCTGGGTGATGAGCGCCTGGATGAGGATTTGTTGGAGCGTCTCCAGGATCGAGGCACCGAACTCCTTGAAGTCGAGCTCTCCCGTCCGCGTGTACTCAAGAAGCGCATCGGTCGCCGTGTTGAAGACCGCCGTCAGCGCCTGCTCCTGGAACCTGTACCGCGCGAGGTCTTTCTCGAAGGCCTCCTGCGACAGCGCATTGATGCGGTCGAGGTGGGCCTTCGTGAGCTCGGTCTCCTTCGCTTGGCGGGCCTCGAGTGCTTGGAGGATCGGGTCACCTGAGAGGTCCCGTTCTCCCCCACCCGCCGCGCCGCCGCCTCCACCCTCCAGGCCCTCTACGCCCAGCGCAGATTGGATCTTCAGGAACGCGTCCTGCGATTTCTGCAGGGACGACGGGATTTCATCCGCGAACACGTCCGCCGCCTTGCTGGAGCGCTCCGTAAGGATTCCCAGCGAGTCCGCGACCTTCCGGTACTCCGCGTCTACTTGCGCGATTTCGGCCACCAGTTGCGGGCTAACCGTGCCGGTGGTGGCCACCTGCCGGTTGGCGCTGGCGATCAGTGTTTCGCCCAGCCTTCGCAGCCCCTGGGCCTGCTCGATTGCGTCGTCGCGGCCCGCGTCCAGCCCCTCCAACCGCCGGAACCGCGTGCGGTTCGCGATGGCCCGGTTGATCTTTTCGTTGAAGATTGTCAGGGCATCGCTGGAAATCCGGATGCTTGTGGCGATGTTGGAAAAGGATTTCGAAATCCCGTTGATCGCTGGCACCAGTGACTCGCCCAGCAAGGTCAGTTCCGTCCGCAGTTCGGTAAACGCCTCGCCGAGCGTCTTCGGGAGCGACTTGTATTGTTCTTCGATGTCGCCGCCGACCTTGAGGAAGGCGTCGATGAGGACCTCGGAGGTGAGTTTCCCTTGCGCCGAGAGTTCCCGGAGCGAGGCGATGCCCTTCCCACCGATCTCGTTTCCAAGCGCGTTCGCGAGGAAGGACGCGTTCTCCGTGAGCGATCGCAGTTCGTCGCCGTTGAGCTTGCCCGAGGCGAGCGCCTGCCCGAGCTGGGTGAGCGCAGCCGCCTGTTCCGAGGCCGAGACCCCGCCCACGGCGAAGGCCTGGTTGAGGGTCGTGAGAACCTGGCTCGCTTGCTCCGACGAGACGCCGATCCGTTCCGTGGCGATGCTCAGTCTCTGGAACGCCTCCGCGTTGGCGGAAATGTTCGACCGCGTCTGCCGCGAGACACGGGTGATGATCTGGAGGTTCCTCTGCGCGTCCTCTGCGCCGTCCGACACGGCGAGGATGCGTCGCTCAAGCTGCTGAAATTCGACACCGAGGCCGGCGATCTCGCGGACCACGGCGGCTCCTGCGAGTACCTTCAGACCGGCGGTGAGACTGGCCACGCCCTTCTCGGACTTCTTGGACGACTCGCCCAGGCCCTCGATCTCCCGCTTGGCTTTCCGCGCGCCTTTGACGCGGATCGGGATCTCAATCGGTTCCTGCGCCATCAGCTCCTACCCCTCTTGAAGATTCCCCTGGCGAGGCGGATCTTGATCGCTCGCGTCGCCGCAAGAATCGCCTTGGCGCTCATGTTGCCGCCCTTTTTCGAGATCCCGCCCGTGTCGAGCAGCCGGATATACTGGACACCGTTGGTCAGCCAGATGACGCCGTCGTCGATCTTGAAGGCCTTCACCCGGAACCGAGCTCGACGCCCGGCTTCCTGGTTGGCCTCGCTCTTGGAAATCCGCGCGCCCTCGGGCAGCGGACGGACTTCGACCTCCGGAACCTTGACCGACACGTTCCAGTTCACTCTGGCGTTGCCCGTGTCGACCGGAGTCGCGACGGTGGCCGCGCGCAACCCGGCGATTGCGCCTTGACGGACGGCAGTCTCGGTCGTCCTCTGCAGCTGCTTGGCGCGCTTGCGGATGCGCCTTCTGAAATCGCCGAGGCTACTCACTGGCCTTTTTCGCTTCGTGCTGGATCATGGCGCAGTCCATTGAGTGGATCATTTCCCAAAACTCTTCCGCTGTGTCGGCGTCGTAGCCCTTGCGGTCCGCGAACTCCATGACGCGCAGGTACGGAATGTAGCCGTAACCGGCGCTCGTCCACTCGCGGCAGGTGTGGAGCTTCCAGAACTCCGCGAACACCCACTGAACGTCCGGCCGCAGCTCTGGTCTCCGCAGGTGATCCACGGGGCGGCCGAACCGCTTCGCGTTCTTGAGCCGCTGCTCATAATTGTGGCCCTTCTCCAACTGCCAGAGAAGGACCTCTACGAGTTTCCCGCCTTCTCCTTGCGAAGCGCCGCGAGGTAATTCTCCCGCGACACCGCCTCCACCGACAGCACGGCGAAGGTCTCGGGGATCGCCTTCATCAGCGCGACACACGCCTCAGGCGAATACGGGATCTCCTCCTCGGGTTGCTCGGGGTCGATGTCATAGGCAGTAACGCCCTCCCAATCAAGGAAGACGTGGTTGGCCCAGACCTCGAAGAGCCCCTCCTCGTAGCTCGAGGAATCGGTTTCGACTGTCGGCTTGCCGTTGGCGTCGGTCGTCGTGTGACGGTCCGCGAGCTCGCGCATCGCGTTCATGGCATCGACGTTCCCGCCGTGGTAGCGGCGCGTCAGGAACCGGACCCCGGTGTCGAGGACCTTGAACCAGACGCCCTTCTCTTCCATCTCTCGGTCGGTTACGATTCGGTCGCGCAATCCCATCGAGCGACCTCCTTTCTTAGCTCACCGCGGCGAGCGTCGGCAGGTACGGAAAGATCGAGATTTTCATCGTGTGGTCGAGCGCCGTGGCGTCGAGCGACGCACCAGTCGCGGCCTCGCCCGTCATGGGCAGCTTGATCGGCGTGTCGGGAGACACGTCCGCGCCCGGGCTCGAGGCGGTCATCAGCGGGAGGTCGAAGTGGATCCCCGCGTTCTGCTTGACGAGTCGCCAGTTGAGGCAAACATCGGAGACTGCCCGGATGGTGTCGAGTGCGTCCACGTCCTCGAAGATTGCGAGCGGCTCCGCCCCGATGTCGAGGCCGCCGTAGCTCATGTCGATTGAGCCGAGGGTCCCGAGCGCGTCCACACGCGAGACGTTGTTCGCGATTGACACGTTGAGGGTCTCCAGGTAAGCGAACAGCGGCGTCGGCGCTTCCGTGCCTTCGGCGAAGACCGCCATGCGGTAGGCGATGTCGGTCGCCGTGTTGAAAGGCTCCTCGCCGAGGAGGGCCTCCGTCGAGGCGGACGACTGCTCGGACTTGATCGCCGGAGAGCCGTCGCCGTCGATGACCTCGTGGTCCAGCGCCGTGAAGGACACTTCGACCGTCGCCTTGTCCTTGAGCGGGAAGTTGAAGGTCATGTTGTCGATGACCGCACCCTTGAGGTATTCCGCTTGCGTGCCCGACGCGTCCTCGCCGAGCGTCCGCTCGAGCTGGTACGTGTGCCGCTGCTGGTTCGCCTCGAGCGCTTGGTTGTGGATGACCCGGCCGAAGTAGATCTCGATGGTTTCCGTGGTCGACGCCTCGGTCGTCATCGTGACGTCGGTCTGGTCAATCTCGATGGCGTTCGCGGCGATCGACCGGACGCGCATGAAGCCGTTGTTGTCGTCGATGTCCGTGGTCGCCTGGTTCGTGAACTTCGTGTCGGCCGCGTCACCGCCGACGAAGATCCAGTCGCCCGAGTTGATGTCGAGCTCGGTCAGCGTCTTCGTCGAGGTCGTGAGTTGCGGGAGCGTGCCCGAGGCGTCGACGTCGAGGTCGCCAGCGGTGAAGCGGAAGCCGATGCGCTGCAGCTGCCAGGTCGCGTCCGGCGAGGCGTCGTCCGCCGGGGCCGGGGTGACGGTAATCGTGTTCGAGGCCGTCGCCGTGACCCGGAAGAGGGCGTTCTGATCGTCCACGGACGAGCCCGTGCCCCACAGCAGGTCCCCGACCTCGAAGTCGTCATCGATGTCCGCGGAGGTGAGGACCCCCGACGAAACGTCGGTGATTGCCGCCGCGTTCACCTGCGGCTCCTCGATGTTCGTGACGAGGGCGCCCTTCATCAGCTCAGTGAGGTTGTTTTGGGTGAGGTCGATGGTGAACGTCCCCGCCGCCTCGACCGAGACGGCGCTTCCCTTGCGGCGCTGCCGCCCGGGCTCCAGGGGTCGGCGCGAAACCGTCCCGACGTTGGGACCGAAGTCCCCGAACTCGTTCGGCGCGTACGCCTTCCAGGTCGACGCGTTGTCCGTGGTGGTCTCGGATGCGAGCTGGCCGATGCAATCGGTATCCTCCTCGGCGATCCGCAGGCCCACGGAGTTCGAGTCGATGCGATTTTGAACCGCCATGCTACCCGCTCCTTGCAATCGTGTAAACGAAGTCGATCAGGATGTTTGTCTGGAACCAGGCGCGCGACGGTCCGACTTCATTGACCCGCGCGTTGCGGAACCACACACCATTGGTACTTTGCTTGCCTTCAAACGCCGCCAGCACAACCTCTACGAGCGCGTCGAGATTTTCGATTCCCTGCGTCGTGAGCGGTGAGTACAGTTGGACCGAGAAGATCCCCTCGTGCTCGAAGAGCTGCGTCCCGATCGCCGCGTGGCCGCCTTCGACGTGCTCCACGGCTACCCATGCCCAATACCCAGTTGAGGGCGGGAGTGCCGTCTCCTCAACCGTCTGATACCGAACCTCGGGAACCGAGCCCACGATCGCGGTCGTGTTCGCGTCCCATGCAGTCTTGAAGACCGAGAGGATGTCATCGCGAGCTTCTGTGATGGTCGCAATCGGCATCACTTGACTCCCAGCAGCACGTGAACGATGACTTCGTTGTTCGGCGCGACCGTCTTGGCGTTGACGAGGGTCCACACGTCAGAGCCGTTGACGACCACATCCTTCAGGTTGGGCGTGACAGCGAGGTCATTGCCCGCGATCAGGATCTTGATCTCGGCTTGGTGCGTCGTCCCCGAGGCATCAACGTACGAATCGTTGGCACCTGCGGGGACGAAGACCATCGTCGCGGTGTAGTCGGTGCTCGTCGATGTCCCTGATCGCCAAGGCTTTGCCGAGTCCGCTACTGTTTCAGAACGGCGACGGAGCGTCGCGCTCACGCCGTTCTCATCCATGATCGTCGAGACTTCAGCTCGAAGATCTGAGAAATCTGAAGGCACTAATCCCCCCTCCGAATCCTCGTGCCCTGGATGACGAAGCCCGAACGAATAAGCTTCATGTCCGCCGCAGGGTAGCGAGGGAGTTGGAAGGAGTCGCCACCCGCGTAGCGGACTTCTGACTCCACGACGTCGGCCTTCGATCGCTTTGCGACGACAATTTGCCCCGTGCCGTCGCGCGTCGGGGTGGGGTTGATTGAGGTGGTGAGCGCGATGAGTGCGTACTCCGCGCAGGCTTCCTTGATGACCGTCGGAATGTCCGACACGAGGTTGCTGTCTCGATCGAACGCGTTGTACCGCGGCCATTCGGTCGTTTGTTCTTCTGAGCGTCGCAGCCCGACGAACGTGAAGCGCGAGTCAATGTAGTCCGTCGCACGTACGATCGCCTTCTGCCAGTCGGTCGTCGCGTACGTCACGCCGCCGATGGTCGTGATCTCGTTCCCGCGGTCGCGGTGGTAGTCCCGAAAGTAGGACGCGGAGATGTAGGCGTTGGCGTTCGCCGTGCCGCCCGTGTCCGCTTGTACGGTGAATGCCATCTTAGTTCTCCGCCGGGTCCGAGATGTCTTGCCCGTCGTACTCCCACTCGCCGGTCGCGACCGTGAGGCGCGAGCCGTCGAGGAACGTGACTTGGATGTCGTAGAAGTAAACGCCCGGAGTCTGGTTCGCCTGGGTCGTGGTCGGTTGGAAATGCACGATACCGTCGGTCGGCGGGGACTGAATGTCGCCCGTGAGGACGAAGACCTCGTTCGTGTCGTCGTCCGGGAAGATGTCCGAGTTGACCGTGAGGACGACCGTGCATCCGGTGAGGTCGATCGCCGAGTCGTCGGCGTTGTCCGTGAGGGTCGCCTTGATGGCCACGTTGTCACCGCGCGTGAAACACCAGTTCCGCACCTCGCGGCCGCATCTGTCCTCCGCCATGCATCCCCCTTAGAACGACGCGGGAAGTTGTCCCATGTAGATGTTCACACCCGTAACGGTCATCCCGCTGGGCGCTGCCCGCGAGTCCGCGGGGATGCAGTTCGACGTTGTAATCCGGGCCACGCGAAGGGTCTCGAACAATCCTATCCAGGAGCCGGAGAATTGCGGGTCTCCGGTAGCCTCCAGAACGTCGTTCACCCAGAACGACCACCCATCCTCGCCTTCGTCGCCCGGGTTGATCGCGAGCACCGCCACATAGTCGCCGTTCTCCGAAAAACTCGCGTTGCCCGACAGGCCCCCGCCGTTCAGGGTGGTGGGTGCCGAAGAAAAGCCATTGACGTGCCAGTACCCGTCCGGGTCATAGCTGATGCCGACGCCGACGTTGTTTCCGACGCCCCACAGGTGGCCGGTCGCGTTCTCCCAGTCGGAGACGGTGATCAGCACCTCGATAGTAATCGGTTTCTGGCGGTCAGCGTCTTCGTACGCGGGATCCGCCGCGGGCCAGTTGAACACTGCGTCGTTCGCCGCTTGCGTGCTGGTTACGCTCAGGCCGTCCGTGACGCTGGGCGCCGACGACGTCGGAACGTCGACGATGCCCTTCCGCGAGATGAGTTGGTCGTTGAGTGTAAGCGGAGGAACCCGGCCGGAGGTCCGCCCTGCAAGGCGCGCCGCCTGCTTCTGGATTCCCCCGATCGGGCGTCCTCGCTTGGCCATGCCCTACCCGGTCCCGTGGTCCATGCCCTTGATGGGCGCGGCCTTCATCTTGATCTCGGCCTTCGGTCCCGCCTTGCGGCGGCCGCTGCCGGTGTTAGACGTGCCAGCGCCGCGGCGCTTCCGGCCCGCCTTGGCCATAACGGCCTTGCCGTGCTTGCGCACGTGTCCCATGTTACTCGCCATCGTCGTCTTCCTCACTTACCGGAGTCTCGGCGCCGTCGTCGCCGTCCCCCTCGGGAACCGACCCCGCACGCCTTTCCGGAGCTTCGTCACCTGCGCCGCCTTCAGCGGCTTCTTCCTCGGAAGGATCCCGGTCCTCCGGAATGTCACCTTCCCCGGCTGCGACCTCTTCGGCCGCGTGATCTTCGCGCCGGCCATCGCAGACCTCCTCCTGTTCGATCCGCACGAGATGGTCGCCAAGCAGTCGCTCGAAGAACCGGACGTCCCCGTTCGTCTCGCCGCGTGGCGCGACTTTCTCGAAGACAGCGGTGCCGTTCTCGAGCTCGACGCGGGGCCAGGCTTCCAGCTTCGTGTGCTGCGCGCGAGGCCCCTTCACGAGGACCCGCGTGCGCTCCATTCTCGGCATTTCGCCTCCTTGTGTGTTGAAAAGGGCCCGGCCGACAAAAGCCAGCCGGGCCGGGCGCTCGATAGGCTTAGAGCTTGTCGACGGTCGCCTGAATGTTCGGGACCGCCGTCTGGGCGTCCAGCACGACGGTCAGATCGTCCGTAGCGTCGCCGCCGTCGGTGATGGTGCCGATCATTTCGGCGACCGGCTTGCTGCCACCCGGAGGAGTCATCTCGACCCGGACGGAGTGATCGCCGAGGTCGTCGCCGCCGCTGCCCGCCGCGATGGTGAGCGTAGGAGTCGAGTACGATGCGTTCGCGACTTCGGCCGTTGCGTTGAGAGCCGTGACGAGGTCGCCGCCGACGTCATCGATGTCATCCGTGGCAACCGCCACGACCGACACGTCGACGATGTCTTCGAAGGCATCGCTATCGGTGGGATCGGGTCCGATTCGGACTCGACAGGTCCATCCGGCGAGGTCGTCGGACTGCGCCGCGATGGTCGTCGCGGACGAGCCAAGCCAGGGGCCGTCGTGGAGAGACTCCGCCATCGCTTTCGCGGTTGCGGCGTCGTCAGCCTCGACGACCACGGCCTTCTTGTCGTAGGCAGTCCCGATCTCAGCCGGGAGAGTGAGAAGAAAAAGTGCCATTGGAATCCCTTTCTAGGTGATGGGACCAGGAGCGTCAGCTCCCGGCCCCGCCATCTGCTACTAGTCGGAGATCCCGTCGACACACGCGAGGCCCTTCTCAGAGAAGAGCGCAAGCGAGGTGTACCACTTGACGCGCCAGATGTGCTCGTCCTTGGTCTCGCTCTCCCCGACGTCCACGACCGACATGCCGGAGTCGACGTCCGAGGTGAGCCCGGCGATCCCGTGGCTCCGCGAGCCGTCGTCGAAGGTGCCCGCGTAGACCGTGGTCGTGTTCGCGGTCGCGCCCTTCGTCACATCGGTCGGGATGTAGTCGTTCCGGAAGATCGGCACGCCGTCGTACGCGAGGATCGTGCGGTCCTCGCCGTCCGCCCCGACCACGGTGATCGAGGTGTCGCCCGGGGAGGTCCCGCCGAGGGCGCGAAGGAGCGCCTTGTAAGAGCGGAGCGTACGAGCCGGCATGAGGATGTAGTCGACCTGGCCGTCCTTGTCGGTGACGAGGTCAAGCAACTGGTCGAGGAACGAGAACGACAGCGCGCCGCCATCGGTGCCCGAGTCGACCGTCTGGCCGGCGGCGCAGAGGTTCTTCAGGCCGTCGAACTCCTCGGTGTTGCTGCTATCGCCCTCGATGAGGAGGTGCTGGTACAGACGACCGAGGTGCTTGGCCTTGGAAGCGATTTGGATCGCGGCCTGGTCGTTGCCGTCACCGGAGCGCGTGGCCTGGATGAGGCCGTTCACGTCGGCCTGGCCGACGAGGGTCGTGAGGCCGACCGAGACGCTGGCGAAGGTTGCGGCGTCGCGGGCTTCGCCCGTGCCCGCGGTCAGGGCGTTCTCATCGGCCGAGCCGATGACGTCGCCGACGTTCATGGCACCCACGCCGCCGAGGGCGTTCTCGCGGGTGTACTGCAGCGCGTTGCCCGTGAAGGCATCGAACGGCAGGAATTCGAACATGGGGCTCACCGTGATGACGTCCTCGATGACGCCTGCAGTGAGCTCGTTGAGAGCGAGCTTCGCGCTCTCAGCCAGAGTAACACTCGCCATTTTGAGTGATTCCTTTCCCGTGGAGATCCTACAGGGATCCCGCTACCTGTGTGGTGTGACTCCCCTCCGGATCCGAATCACTCGGGCCGGGGTTTACGATTTGCTCAACCCCTTGAGCTGGCCAAGATCACCTTGACATGGGCCAATTGTACCACAGGTGTGCACGAGTGCACACCTTTTTGTCAGTTGATCTTGCCCATGCCACGAGCGTTCCGGGCCTGCCCCTTGCGGAGCCCCGCGGCGATCTTCTCGACCGGCTTCATGTCTCGAGCCGGGCGCCGCGGGGCCGAAGTGGGCCGGGGGTTGGGGCGGGCGTCGCCGCCAGACGGCGTCTCGGAAGCGAAGAGGCGGCCGTACTTCTCATCGGCCCGCAGCTCCTCGACCAGGTCGTTGATCGACACGGGTTGCGCCGTGGTCGGGTTCTCGCGGACGTCGCCGTCGCTGTCCACCACCACAACCTGCAGGTTCCCGTCGCTGTCCTCGACCGTCCGCAGGTGCTTGAGCACGAACGGAAGCGCGAGGTCCGGATCCACAGCCTTGCCGGTCAGCGCAGCGCGAGCAGCGCCCTCGCCTAGGACCGACTCGAGTTGCGAGCGGTACTGGCTGATGACGCTGTCTTTCTCCTCGAGCACCTTCTGGTTCTGCTCATTGAGCTCAGCGCGGACCTTCTCGAGCCGGCGCTGTGCGTCTTCGTCGCCCGCTTGAGCAGCGGCGGTCTGCGCCGCCTTGAGCTTTTCTTCGAACGCGTCGCGGATCCCCTCGGGGGTCTCACCGAAATCGTTGAGCACGGACAAGTCGACTTGCTTGCCCTTGTAGGTCTTCGCCTCGTTCCGCGCGGCGCCGAGCGCCTTGTTGAGGCCGAGGATGGCCTCGCGGACTCCGCCGTAGCTCTCGTCGAGCGTGAAACCGTCCTCGGTCTCGGTGTAGAGCGGACGGAACTCCGCCGGGATCTCCTCGGCGCGGTCCGCCGGGACGTGTTGATCGAATCCGAACTTCATCTCGAAGTCCTTTCCTGGGCTTCTCGCCCGTTAGTGTGCGGGGAGGAGCGACGTGCCCCTCCCCTCGTTGCGCCGCTAGGCCGTGAGACCGTCGATGACTCCGTCAATCCAGCCGTCCAGGTCCGTGGTCCCGGCGGGCGGCTCCAGCACCTTCAGCGGGGTCCCCGCGCCGAAGATGGTGATCTTGATGGAGGGAACCGCGTTGGTGTCCTCCGTCAGTTCGATGCGGACTTGGTCCGCGCCCGGGTCCTCGGTCTCCGCGAGGACGGTAGCGGCCGCAGCCGCAAGGTCGTTGAGCATCGCCATGTTTTCTCCTTTACGAGATTCCGGCTTCCTCGAACGCTTCGGGTTGCGTCCTTCGCAACCCATCCAATGTCAGTTCGTTGCCGCGCCGATCCGTGAACTTGTCGAGCGTGAGCCCGCCGTCCCGGAAGAGCTTCGCCTTGGTTCGCCCCAGTACTTCGTCCTGGAACGCGGTTGGCTGGCGGCGCAGCCACTCGTTGTAGGTCACGTCCTGCGGCACGGGGCCGACCTCGGACTGCCTGTCGAGGCCCTCGAAGATCTCGGCCTCGTCGTCCAGCACGCCGACCATGGTCGAGCGGCAGTTGATGTGCGCGGGCGGCCGAGCACTGGGCGGGTCGAGCTGTCGAGCTCCAGCGGGGAGCTGGGAGTCGCCCACCGGGGTCATTGCCCCGTCGCGGCCGCGGCAGATCGCGCTCGTGCGACCGTCCAGCGTGGCTTCCCAGCGCAGCGCGACGAAGAAATCCTTGTTCTCCTCGTAGAACAGTTCACGCGATCCGTTGGACACGTGGTTCACGGTCGTCCGAACCAGCGCTTCAGCGTTCCGGCGAGTCGTCGCCAGGATCCCGTCAGCATAGTCCATACGGCGCGTGCCCACGACTGAGCGAACGATGTCATCGGTGCCGAGCCCTTCGATGATCCCGCGCTTGATGGTCCGCTCGAGACGATCCGCATCCTGTCGCACCAGGCCGTTGACCCACTCACGGAGGAGGGCGCCCTGAAACGGGCGCGAGGTAACGACTGCCGCGACTTTGCGCGGATCCACGCTGGCGAGGCTGACTTCGATCGGAACAGCCGCACTGACCAGCCTCCCCTCGAAATCGATCTCAGCCTTCGCGAAATCCCGCATCTCGCCGCGCAGGTCGTTGAACGCGCCCCGGAGCTTCGTGTTCCGGAGCGCGTGGACGTTGTCCAGCAGCTCCGCCAGAACCGCGGACTCGTAGCCGCGCCGGTTCCGAACCGCTCGAGCGATCCGCCGTCGGATGCGGCGGACCGTTTCTGCGTCCATATCCTCGAGCTGGGCCAGGATCGCCTTCACCTGCCCAGCGGTGAACCGCCGGACGCCAACAGCGTGACGGAGCTGCGAATCGAAGTAGCGCTCATTCGCCGTCGGCATCGGGCCTCCAGAACTCCACGCTCAGAAACTCCACGACCATGGACGAGTACCGCGGGTCGATCCAGCAACCGTCCCGGTAGATGAGCTTCAGCTCCTTGCCTGTCGTGAGCTTCGCCCATACCGCTTCACTCTCCTCAGGCACGACCAGGGCCGCCTCCAGCCACGTCAGCTTTCGTCGTCGAGCCATACGCGCTCCAGTCGTCGCACCACGAGCTCCCAAGCCTGATCGAACGCGCGCTCCGCGAGCTTGCGGCTCGCCTCCGGTAGCTCCTCCTCGATGAGATCCCAGAACATCTGGAACTCCGCCGTCAGGAGGTGCATCATCTCGTGTCTAACCGACTGCTCGACCTTCCGCCGGGTGTCGTGGCGCTCGTGATCCACGCGCAAGACGGCATTGCGGTACTCCGCTTGCAGGTCAATCGTCGCGAACGAGTCGTCCAACGTCTCGACCTTCACCTCGATCCGCCACGGCTCGATCGGCAGCTCCTCGCGCCAGTGCACGATGGCCTCTGCGACGATCGTCTCGCAGTACCGGCGATCCACGCTACTCTACGCCCCGGATCGCTGCCGCGATCATGCGGGCGAGGTTGCTCATTCGCATGGCGTCGGTCTCGATCTCCACGAGCTTCTTCTTGAAGAGTCCCAGTGCGTTGACCAGGATCTCGTCGTTGGTGAGCTCAGGCAGCGCATCGCGGACGTCTTCAAGCGCGTCGAGGGTGTCCCGGTCAACCGGCAGCAGCGCCGCGTTGGATCCGGCTTGCATTTGAATTTGCGCGTCCCGCTCGAGGTACGGGTCGAAGCCATAGCGCTCGCCCTCGTTCGCCCGCCAGTGCTCGAACGTGAGCCTGCTCTCCCCTCGGGCCTCGAGGTATTTCATGTAGCAGCGCGCGCAGACGACGTCCGAGTTGACGTTCATGTGGAGCACTCCATCCTCGAGCGCCAGTCGGCAGGAAAAGCAGATGTTCATTCGTCTTCTTCCTCCGGCTCGTCGCCGGGTTCGCCGCCTTCGGGGTCGAGGTCGATCTGCGGCATACGCGCCATGCGTTCCTCGATCGCCGCCTCGATTTCCAGCTTGTCCTCGTCCAGGTCGTAATCTTCCACGAGGACGTTCCGCCGCTTCATTTCGGCAACCCAGGCGCGGCGCGAGATGCGGTCCATGTCGGCCGCCGTGTCGAGCGTCTTGAGCACGGACTGGTTGGACTCGTCGAGGCTGTGGAAGTCCGTGTTGATCTTCACCGAGCCACTGCCGTCGAGCCGCATCCAGTCGGCGTGGACAGCCAGCGCCTCCTCCACGGCGGACTGGAAGGCCAGCGCCGCAGCCTGGATGGGAGACATGGCCTCGGCCGAGTCGAGCGCTCGAGCGGTTGCCGTCTGGTTGCCCGGCTGCTTCTTGAGCAGTTGGGCGCCGTACGCTCCCATACGCTCCTCGAGCCCCTCGAGCTCCTTCCAGCCTTGGTCGAGCGCCGTGCCTTTGGCCTCGAGCCAGTACAAGTCCCCGTCTGCCGGGACCCACATGGCCTGCTCGGGACCGACGACGACGTCGGAGGTCTCATTCTCGTACATGCCCTTGCCCACGAGCATCGCAAAGCGGCTGACAGTCAGCGCGCGAATCTGATCCGACATGCTCTGCCAGTGCCGGATGTTCATGTGGGCCAGGTCGTCGAGCAGCGGCTTCCCTTGGAACGGGGCTTCGCGGTCCGTGTAGAAGGTGATCAATGGGATGTACGGCAGGTCGGTCGTGTAGGCGTTGTATTCGACCCAAGGGCTATTCTGCTTCTTGGGATCCTGCTTGCGGTAGAGCGTGACGAGGCCGGGCTCGAGGACCCGGATTTGCTCGATCGTCTGCTCGGAGAAGCCCACCTGCTCAGTGATCTCCTCCATGAGCCTGAGGTGTATCAGCGTCTCGACGCCGCCGATCCGTTCGGTGGAAGCAAAGATGATGTTCTCAAGCGGCACGTGCGTCCAGTAGGGCCGCAGGTTCTCGGCGCGATCGTCGGCGAGGGTCCGCTCGATAGGGTTGCCCTCTTCGTCCTCGCGAGCCACTCGCGGGAAATCCACCAGGACGCAGCCCACCGAGGCCCGCAGAGCGTCGCGGAACCACTGATAGCAGAACGCATCGAGCGTGTTGCCCTGGAGGTCGATGTCCTCGAAGTGCTCGGCGAGGGCCTCCGGGATGTCGTCGCCCAGAGCGATTGGCTCGCTGAACGGCTTGCCCGCGAGCTGGTTCAGCGTGAGCTCGTATTGGTTGAAGAGGATGTTCTGCGTCAGCCGCTCGTTCCAGCCCGGTTGCGTCTCCTCCTGGTGGAACGGCAGCACGTCTTGGCCCGCGGCGCGCATGGCGTCGGTCCCGCCAAGCAGCCATCGGGATCGCTGCAGCCTCCCGGCCATCGCGTTGTGGGCAGCCGACGTCGTCGCCGGATTGTCTTCAGGCTTTTGTCGTGACATCGTCTTCCCCGTCGTTCAGTACGAGCAGCGCGTATTCTCGGTCATCCGTCTGGATCTCGCAGAACCCGCAGCGGCACCAGGGAATCTGGCGGCAGGGGATCTTGTACGTCATCGTCTCCATGTTGTGCTTGCCTTCCGTTTCCCGCGGAACGAGTTGCGGCCCACCTTGCGCGGCTTCTCGAAGACCTCGTACCGCAGTTCGTCGCAGACGTGGTCCCCGTCCCAGTCCGTATCTACATCGTCGGGCTTCTTGTCGTCCCGCGGCGCTGAGGGCAGGAACTCCCGAGCCGCCTTGCAACTCTCGCAGATCAGCAGACCAGGGAACTCCCGAATCCGTCCCTCCTCGACGGGCAACGCACCCGCGAGCAGCTGCCGCACTTGCTGCCAGCCCTGGATTCGGCTGCCTGGGCCTTTCTCACTCTCGAGCCACCGGACGCCGTGGCGCGCCATGTCCTCCGCGATCGACATGCCAGTGCCATTCGCCTTGGTGAATATCGCCGAGTCCGCTTTGCCCGGCCGGACGCGCTCCCGCACACCCCAAAGCTCCTCGCGCTCGGTGATACCCTGCGCGATCTCGCGGTTGAGCAGGTTCAGGCCCTTGTTCTCAGGCGTCGCGCCGTACCACTCGCGCCAGCGGATCCGGTCACCGCGGACCTCGCCGAGGATCCGGCCGTCCTTGATGACCGGCGTGCCGTCGCTGGTCCACGTCCACCCGATAGAGAATGGGGAGGCGGCGCCCCAGTCGAATGACCGGGACAGCCGCCAACCCTGCGGGATCTCTTCAAGCCCGAGGTCGGGGATGACGTGTGCTTTCTCCGACCACAGATCGTCGAACATGCCGCCTTCGGTGATGTCCCAGTCCCCGTAGAGCCAGGCACGCAGCTGCGCTGGGCTCGTGCAAGCAGTCCGGAGCGACTGGACGTAATCCTTCTCGAGGTGCGGATTCTCGGGAATCGACCCACAGATCGCTCTGCGGGGTCGTTCCCCCCTTGCTTTGATCTCATCCCCCACGACGCGGTTGCCCGGTAGTGGAAGGCCGTAGCGCTTCTTGACCCAGTTGTGCCCGGGTCCTGACGGGTTCGTCGCTGCGCGCACGCGGCGCGGTGTTCCGTCGTCCGGCCCTCGCACAAGGGTCAGTGTCCGGAGGAATGGCTCCGGGTCCGCCATGACTGTGAGCTCGTCAGGGCCGTACCAGTCGAACTCCTGTCCGTGGATTTTCCAGTAGTCCTCGAGCGTGCGGAGCTGCCTGAACTCGAGCCGCTCCCCGTCGGGGAACTGCCACATCGGGAACGGGCTCGCCGTATACCGGGCTCCGGGGAATGCCAGGTGAAACCACGACTGCGACTTCAGGATCAGGTCCGTCAGGTCGCCGTACCGCGGCCGCGTAATGAGCCCGCGCCAGCGAGGCCAGCCCTGCCCGACCTCCGACACGTAGTCGGCGAGCAGGAACTCACTCTTACCGGTGCCCCGGGGTCCGCTCATGAGCAGCTCCCACGTGGGGCAGGCCAAACCAGCGACCTGCGATCCGGGGTTCGGTTCCCAGATGACGTTGTCGCTCATTCCTTGACCTCGAAATCGGCGTCCTCGATCGTCGGCGACTCAAGGTCCCCATACTTCTTGTCGAAGTCCTCGGCGTCCTCTGACTTCTCCGGAACGCGGATGACGCCGGAGGCGTTTACTTCGACGACAGGCCCACGGTCCTTGAGCTCGGGGAAGTCCATGTCTGCGAGCTTCATCAGCGCGGCGTCCGAGTACTGCGCCGTGTAAACCTGCTCGCCGGTTGCCGGGTCGATGACCGGGTCGCCGTTCTTGTCGAAGACCGGCTTGTGGTTGAAGCCCTCAATCCCGCGGCGCTCGAGCTCGGATCGCGTCCGGAGCTTGCGCAGGGCCTGGGCGACGTTCCGCACGTGCTGCAGCGCCCGCTTGAACTCCGGGTCTTCCTCTGCCCACGCGAAGATGGTCTCGCGCCGGAAGCCCACCAGCGACGCGGCAGCCGAGTAAGTGCCGGTGCAGAGGAGGACCTCGAGCGTGTACTTCTTCCAGTCGTCGTTGTAGATGCCTTGCTCGGGAGGGTCGGGTGGCGTGAACTCGCGGACGTCCACCGGGTTGGACACGGCGAAGTCGCAGAGCGTCTGTGCGTGCTTGAGGATAGAGCCGGTCTCACGCGCAGCTATGATGTCCGCACGAGTCAGCGGTCGATGCGGCGGGCCGGCTCGGCCCTTCATCGGCGATTTGTCCGTCATCCCGCAGGTTCTCCCTACTGCCCTCCGGCCTCACGCCGGGCGGGTCGAGCCCAATTGTATCACAAGTGGGCACTCTCGAGTACCCCTCCCCCTGGGGTTGCCCACGGTGGGGGCAGAGACACGGGCGAGGACCGGGGGATCGCGCCGAGTCGCGACGGGGGAGCTGGCGGCGTGGCGTCGCAGGGCTGGGGGCGCTCAAGCGCGATAGAGGGCGACCGGGGCAGTTTTGAGATTTTGAGTGAGGGTTGCGAGATTTTGAGCGGACGCAAGCCGTGCCCAGAACTGAGCTTATCTACACTTCCCTCAAACCTCTTATTTTTCTTACTTCTTAGAGAGTATAAGGAATAAGGGGTAGGGGGTTTCCCCGGGGGTTTCCCCGGGGGTTTTCAAAACGTCTTGAAGAAGCGAGTGTTTTGAGTAGAGGTGAGCTAAGCCGTTGCGGGGACTTGGATTGCGTCCGCTCAAATCTGAGAGGACGAGGGTGCTGTTTTGAGTCGATCTCAGAACGCGGGGGGTGCTCAAAACAGGATTCTCGGAAATGAGAAGCGGGGGTCTCGTTCGTCCAGTCGGCGACCCACCAGTGGAGAGGGGGCGAGACAGGTGATCCGCCAATCAACCACATTGGGTTGATTTCTTGCGAAACAACCCGACCTGGTTTGCCCTCTTCCGAGCCACCGAAGGAGGCGGACAGCAGAGAACGCGCTACCACGAGGAACGAGAACCCCGCTAGTACGAGTGGCTATTTTTTAGCCACCTCGGCGCAATTTCCACATGATGTTCTTGCAGGCCTCGGGCGCCACGAAGCCGAACGCGGCGGACACGTAATCGGCCGAGTGGAACGCTGTCATGCGGTCCATGGCCTCGACGAGCGCGGTCTCTTCGCGCGCCACGAGGGCCTTGCGGATCTCCCGCAGGTCCCCGTAGGTGCCGAACTCCTCGACCACCTCGAGCTCCGCCTCCAGGATCGCCTCGCGCAGCTCGTCGCGGTACCACTCCTTGATGTGATTCCGGGCCTGGTGATCCCCCTGCTTCACCGGCGTCGAGAGCAGGAACACGCCGTCGTCAGCGATCTGATCCCGAGCCACTTCGAGCAAGCGGCGCCCGTCCTCTTCACCCATGTGCTCGAGGACCTCGAAGCAGGCCACCACGTCGAACGGACCCGCCGGGATCTCGTCCTCGAGCAGGTTGAAATCGCCGCGCAGGATGAAGTCGCCGCTGGGGCTCTCGTGTTCCGTGACCGGCTTGTTCCGCACGTGAACGGGACTCAGGTCGATGCCGACGTACAGCTTCGCCCGGTTGTTTGCCCCTGCTCGCCTCTTGAGCGCCTTGCCCAGCGGCCACTCGGGACCGCAGCCGAGATCGAGCACGCGGTTCTTGCGACCGATCTCGCAGGCGTGACTCCAGCGCTCGCAGTGGCTGATGTAGTCGCGATGGATGCTCGTGCCGTGGTTCTTCTCAGACAGGTACGTTTGGTCGAACCTGCCGTGCTCACGCTCTGTCGCTCCGAAAGCCATTTCTTCTCTCCTAGTTGCAGTTCGTTTCCGCCAGGCACGTGTCGTCGTCCTGGTCGATCCCGGCCTCGCGACCGCACGACGTCGGCGCTCCGGGCGCCGGTCCCGGCGGGGTCCCGAAGAGGTAGGACGACAGGTAGGACGAATCCGCGATGTCCACTTGGCCGTCGTCGTTCGCGTCGAGCGCCTCGATGCAGTCCGGCGAGAACGTCCCGGCGGTCACGTAGTTGGCGATGTTGGACACGTCGGCGATGTTCAGCACGCCGTCCGCGTTCGTGTCGCCGCGGATGAAATCGACGCCCTCGTGCCCGATGTCGGCGAGGTCGTGGATCTCCGTTGTCGTGAGCGGCCGCGTCCAAACCGCGATGAGGTCGATTTGCCCTTGGGCCTCAGAATTCACCATACCAGGGTCGCCCGTGCCGAACCGCCATTCGTTTGGCGTTTGGGTAAAGAAACCGTGGTCGTTCACCATGTCGTCGTCGTATGCCTGGAAATCCACCCAGGCGAACGCCATTCCTTCCGACTGGTCGTATGTGAAGACGTACAGATGCTCTTCCATCGGATCGAATTGAGACGACGGCAGGATGACGCGGGCGAAAATCTCGTCCTCGCCGAGGGAGCCGGACGACCCATCGCACAGGCCGCCGCCGGACGGCGGGTGAAACAGGGTCATCGCGATGGTGAAATCATCTTCGGACACGTCGTAGCGGATCGTCCCCGCCATACCGTTGCCCTTGCGGAACAGTCCCGCCGACCAGATGTCGGTCCCGGGCAGGTTGTAGCCCTCGGAGTCCGTCAGGTCGATGTCGAGTTGGACCCACATGGCGATGGAGAAGTCGCCGCAGCCGATCCGGGTCGGGTCGACGACCTCGATGAAGTCGCCCTCGTCGATCTGTACCGCCGCGGCGGACGAGTTGAGGACCTCATCGACCACGGGGTCAGCCCCGAGAGTCGCGCCGCCCTCCAGGGTGCCGTCCAGGTTGTTGCCGGACGTGTCCTGCGGATCGCCCGTCGTCTCGTCGAGCGGTAGAAGGATATGGAGGTCCGTCGAGAGGTTGTCCTCGATGAACTTTTCCGCCAGGTCATTCTGGGCGAACAGTCCCGGCGTCACGGCTAGGAAACAACACAGGATCCGAAGCATCGGACCACCTTTCATTTGCGCGATCACGGGCACACGCCGCCATCGCAGTTCAGGAAGTCCAGGGTCAGGTCCACGCCGCACGGCTGGAGCTCCCAGCCCTGGAACACCGCATCCAGTATAACCACCGCATCAGCGATGTCAACCGCCCCATCATCGTTTGCGTCGGCCGCGTCCACGCAAGGGCCCAGGTTGGCGGCCAGTAGCGCGATGGCGTCCGCGATGTTCACCGTCCCGCTGCCGTCCACGTCGCCGCGCTGAACGTCCGACCACTCCCAGGTCGCCGAGCCGCCGCTCGCGGCGGTCCACGTCACGGGCTCGGCCGCGTTGCAGACGCCGAGGAGCCGGAAGAGCGGGTCGCCGACGTCCCACGAGCCGGAGAGGGTCGCGGAGATGAAGACCTCGTCGCCCGACGCCCAGGTGCTCGACGAGACGAGCGCGACTCCGGGCTCGGGGAGGATCGCAGGGTAGACGATCCCGAGGGTCGAGGGGAGGATGGTCGCCGACAGGGTGACGGAGAGCGAGGTCCCGGCCACGTCGGCCGACCAGATGCCCGCGTCGAACCGGGCGGTCTCGTTGACGATGACGTTGATTTCGGGCTCGCCGCCGCCCGCCGGGGCGATGAGGGCGATGAGGAGGATGGGGATCATTCGGTTCCTTTCGTTGAGCACCTGTGCGTCGTCCCGGCTTTGACCGCGCCGCAAACATCACCGAGGAGCACCAGCGTAGGCAACACTATTCCCCCTTTTCGATCATGGTTGCCTGCGTGCGGAACCCGCGCAGATCCAGGTCGTCGTTCACTTCCGCCAGTGTGAACGGATCCACCTTCCAATCCACCAGGGCCGTGATTTCTTTCGGCGGGAAAGACCATTCACGGTTCCAGGTCTCGCGGGCCGGGTCCGCCAAGTCGCACAGAACACCCATGCAGCAGTAGTGCTTGGCATCAGCATGGGCCAACTGGCCGATGCCGCGCCGATAGGCTCCGCTCCGCAAAGCCTTCAACCACACGGCGCGCCGTTCCTCTGCGTTCCGCGCCTGTTGGAAATCTACTCGCAGTTCGTTACGCATCCAGGGCCTCTACATCATCGATGAACCGCAGCAGCGATCCGGGGTCCATCAGGTATCGCGGTCCGCGCGTGCCATCCGGCCCCGCCACGATCTCGCGGGCGTAGTGGCCGACGGGGCCCGGCTCCGGGTCCGTGTCCTCCACGGCGGCCTCCCCGTTGGAGAACGCCACATCGAAGTTGTCCGCGAACGCGTCCGACATGGGACGCTGCCGGTCCCCCTTGCCCGCGCCGGACTGGTCCTTTCGCGCCCGCCCGATGTAGTCGGGCATCCGTTGTTTTTTTGCCATCGTTTCTCCAATCATCAGAGACCGGAAGTCCGCGATCTGGCGCCCCCGCCGCTGCCTTTTCCCTTGCTCAGCCTCACGCTTCCTCCTTGCACACGACTCGCATCACCTCATGCACCTTGGCGGGATCGAGTTCTTGGGGTGGGTTATCGCCGACCTCGCAGCACTCCAGGATGAGGTCGAGGAGTGCCTGCTTGTCCCCCGCCCCCGCCACCGCTGCCTCCGCTGCCCACGCCGATGCCTCCGCCGCCGTCGCCGCCCCCGCCGCCCTCACCGCCGACGTCGCCGCGGCATCCGCCGCCGCCTCCGCTGCCGCTCGCGACGCCGCCTCCGCCCCCGCCGCCCTCACCGCCGACGTCGCCGCGGCATCCGCCGCCGCCCGCGAACGGTCCTCGCCCGAAAGCCACTTCCTGGCCCATGCGTTGATCGCGGTTCCGAGGGCGTAGCGGCGCACGGCCCAGTCGGCGCAGAGGTGCGCGCGTTGCAGCTCCGCTTCCAGGCTCGCGTCTCGGCCCAGCGGGGCGAAGAGGTGTGGTCCGAGCAGCTCCTCTCGCTCGCCGTCCGAGCACATGTCGTTGAGGAGGACGCACATCGTACGCAGCGTCGGCGGCACGCACGCCGGCTGGTCGTCCCACGTCCCGGTTGCATACATCGACGCAGCGACCATCCAGCAGCCGCCGGTCTCGGGGGTGCCTTTTCCCTTGGTCAGCTTCACTTTAGCTCCTTCCTCTCAAGCCCGAAATCGCGTTTCTTGATCTTGGCCATGCGTCCGTCCGGGTGGTGCCAGACGAGCCCCTCGATGTCCTTGTCGGCGAGCCAGTCACGGAGTCCGGACCAGTCTCGGGGGGCGTCGGGGTACTCCTCCGCGTCCGCGTGCGGGACGAGGGTGTGGTTCTCGTAGCCCTCCGGGTTCCCCTGGACCTTCGGCCCGACGAGTTCGTAGGTTCCATCGCCCAGCCGGTTTTCGTACGGGTCGTACGCCTCGAAGTGCCAGCGGTCTGCTTTGTCGAGCGGGTCGCACTCCATCCAGCCGAACCGCTTGCCGGTGTTCTCGTCGTAGTCGCTCTCGATGAAACCGCTCGGGATCGGCTTGCCCTTCTTGACCTCGCGCCGCTTGTAGAGGGCGCCGTCGATGATCGCGCAGGCAGTGCCGTCGTACTTGCGGGTGGCGACGCCTTCTCCGGAGAACACCCAGCGTGCGTCCGGGTTGATCTCGTCCGTGACCTTGGATCGGTCCTTCTCGTTCCGCAGGAAGATGGTGGGTGTCTTCTTCACGGCGTCCCCTCCTCGATCTCGAAGCGCCCGCCCTTCTCGAACCACTCGGCGTAATCGGTGTCGGGCCAGTCGGAGTCGAAGTACCGAGCCTTGAGCGCGTCCCGCATCGTCCGCCGCTCGGCCTGTTGGACGGTCCGGGCCACGGCGCGGAGCAGCTCCGGTGCGCACCTACGGAAGTCGAAGCGATCAGGGAGATCCTCGACGGTGTAGTTGGAGGGGTTTATCAGGAGTGCGGACACGATGATCCGATCGGTCTCGTCGGTGTTCATGCTTTCTCCTCCAGTTCTTCGAGCATCGCGAGGACTTCGTCTTTGTCGAGGATGCCCGGTGCGATGTCACCCTCTGTCGTCTCGAACTCCATCCCCTTCACCCTCTCCCGCACGGCGCGGAGGATCGCCATCCGATCATCGGGCTCGGGCTTCGGCGTGAAGAACGGCGAGTCCGACACCCACCCGGTAGCCTCCGCGATCTTCCCCAGGGAGTCGGCGATGCGAGCGAGGCTGTGATCTGCGATGTGGGCAAGCGTCTTGTAGTCGTGGTTGTCCATGCTCATCCCTCCAGTTCGTGCCCGTGTCTCATCCCTCGCTCCTATCCTCGTAATCTTCAACGATGCTCTCCCAGTGTGTGAGGCGGGAGCAAAGCCACGCCTCTACTTCGCTGGTCATGATGGAGGCGGGGCCGCCCGAGCACGCTCCCCCTCCGTAGCTTCGCTGCCAGTCCCAGAGTAGGACGTTGAGCACCTCGCGCGGGTTCACCTCCCCTCCCAAATGGCATAGGTCCAGTGCCAGCCGAGCTTCTCCCGGTACTCATCGATGACTTCCGTCGCGCAATCACGGCACATGGTACCGGGCACGATCTCGCGATCCGCATCGTACAGGCGGACGATGGTATCGCACTCGGGGTGCACGCACTCCCGACCGCTTCCGCCCCAACAGTAAGGCGCGTGTCTCATCCCTCGCCCCTCTCCCTAGGCCAGCAAGGCCAATGCGTAGACCAGTGCCACGGCGCATTCTCGATCTCGTCGGTGTTCATGCTTCCTCCCTGAGATGTCTCGCGGCCCACAAGCGCACGCGCTTCCATCGGTCCTCGTCGCTCTCGTTGCCATAGGAAAACCCATCGTTCACCTCCTCGACCTCGGCGATCAGCGGGACCGCAACATCGAGCCGTTCCGCAGCACGACAATTCCAAGGGCTCTCAACGTCGTACGAGTAGTCCCAGAGGTCGTCGTCCGATGGGTTCAGGTCGGCGAGCGACACGCCGCGCAGTCTCCCGACCGCGCCCGAGGCGCAGACCTTGCCGTCCCGCTCGAACGCGCCCGCGATCAGCACCTTTTCGGGCATCGCGTCGAGGGCATCGATGAGATCGCGCAAGAACCGCTGCCCGCGCTTGCCGCGCAAGGATGACGCTACCTGACCGCGCCATCGTCCGAGCTCAAGCTCGTCGCCGCAGAAGTCGT